AGCGAATATCAAAAAACACCAAAGCTCAGATAAGAAGGGCCAAGCACTCAGGAAAAGCTCATGACTGAAATAACTAAATCCCCTCTCTGCTGGCCTGCTATGTGGCCACGAACAGGGCAGTCAAAAAGCAAAGGCGGAAGCCTTGCCCAGCGGAGGTAATTTCGTGCAGATAAATCCTAAGTCAAAGTCCGTAAGCTACCGGCTTGAAAAGCTGGAATGTATTGAAGATTCGCTAAATGAAATAGAGAGAATAGCTCTTGAGGGTGACGGGGTAAGTGGTCAATCTGCTAGAGGAATCGTTAACAGTCTTAACGCTATCCGAGATGACTTGTGTATGAAGCGAGGCGTTCAGCGGCACCTGAAGTTTGCTCCAGGATTGAAGCAAAAATAACTTACAGCGCGTTATGCGCGAGGTTTTTAAATGAAAGCGAGAATCGAAAAAAAGGTATGTAAACGACTTGTGCAAGTTTCACCAAAGTTATTCGAAGACGCGTGGAAAGAAGCCTCTAGCGAGATAACCGAGTTGGCGCACAAGCAAGGTTCAAGAGTCAGCGGAATATACCTGATTGGAGGCGGGCTTGATTATTGGGGTGAAGGAACGGACGCAGAGACACCACTACAATTCATGCGCTCTCATTTTCACTGGATAGGAAAATTTCCAAATTACCCCGAAGGCCATAAGTTTTCTAATCATCCAGATACTCAAGGGTTTAAGCCAACAACTCGAAATTTGATTAATCTTGCGCGGAAGTATTGCGCACAACCCAAGTTTTAACCGGAGAGGAATGTAGAGATGAGCGATAGCGAAGAACGGAAAGACGAGTCCGAGTTGAGCGCCTTGTTAGCTGCGCATAAGCATAGAGAGATTAAAGTTTTTAAAGATGAACTGGCTGAAAAACTTGATGAACTGGCTGATGTTTGCGAGCACTGGAAAAAGAACAGGGATAAAGGGCGAAACCCAAACGGCATAAGAGCAGCACTGCTTTATTTAGTTAGTGAAATAGAAATAATGCGGAGCATGGAAGAGGCCATAAAAGTTTCTTGTGACAGCTAACCCCGGAATAACCGGACGAGCGCCAGCGAGTTCCGCTGGTTAATTCATTTGTTATTTACCATAGGTGAGCTATGACGAAAGTTGCAGTTATTGGCGGTGGCCGATACTCCGAAGAGGTAGCGAAGATGCTAGCCGAGTTAGAAGGCATTGAAGTGGTTGATGCTAAGAATGTTAGTAAGTCGGATGTACTGTCTATCTGCCCGACTGGGCATGAAGACTTCTCCAGCCTGAAGGTTCGAGCAGAGCCACTACTGGAGAACAACGAAACGTGGCGCGGTAGAGGAAAGCGCCGTAAGCCTATGTGTAAATAACCCCAAGTTTTGCGGCAGCTTTAGCTGTCCGAAAGAATGGGTTGTTATACGTGAATAATGGAATTGATTATGACTAAGCACATATTTATTTTAGCTGGTTCTCATAAAGAAGCCGCACACTTAGCAAGAGAAAAAGGATTACACCCTAGCAACTGGACTTTTTTACACAAGCCAGAACAGTTACGCGGTTTGCGTGGCAACCCTTATATTCGGTACGGTACGTGGAGATATCAAAGGTTTATTAATGATATAGAGAGAATGCTAGTTGAACGTGAAATGCAAGAATGCACAGACGTAAGAATTAAAGACGTATAACGCGCAGTACGTGTGCCGAAGGTCACACGTATGCTGTGTTATTGCTTGGGTATTACGATGATTTCAATATCAGGCATGGCGAACTTGGCGCGATCAACAAACCGAGCTTCATCCGGCTTGCAGATCAGCGCAATAACAGGCATTCGCCCCGTCATTTTTGAATAGTAAAGCGCCTGCCCTATTGCCTCTGCCCATTTGTTGCACCAGTCGAATTCGATGGCGTGAGTGGGGGTAAGGCAATCAACACGAGTGCGATCAGACAGAGTGATTTCAATCTGGCCGTTCATGTGTGGGCAATACGTTTCAACGTAGTCAGCTTCCATCATCGCATTGCTCGTTGGCGGCTAAGGTGTTTATAGCTGCAATATAGCCCAAGCGGAATGACATTGCGTCAACGATAAGCGGGTGACCCTCACTTAGGTCGGATATCGGAATGAGGGCCTTCTTTCCGCACGACAAGCGGGTGAGTATAGAGGTTTGAGTGATTGCTAAGACTTCCATGATTATATTCTCCTTATTGATAGGGGTAATATTATTGTAATGGTGCGTAACAATCATCGTTCACATAAAGACAATTTATCCAGATTGGAAAAAGTGGCAGTATTTGTCCAAATTAGAAAAACTGGGTAACAATATGCATAGTGCTGACGATTTCGGAACACGATTGAGGCAGGCACGTAAGGAGGCGGGCTTAACGGTAAAATGGATGGTTGACTTTCTGAATGGATATTTTGTTAGTGCAGGAGGCAGGCCGATAGGAGTTCAAACGTACTACAGCTGGGAGCGCATCGGCACACCCAGAGAAGTGAGCGGTAAGGCATACCCCCACCCTGGCATCTACAAGCTGATGCTAATTCCACTGGGGGTTACTGGGTATTGGCTGTTCAATGGTGACATGGGCGGAAGGATAGTTAAGAGCAGGGAGGATTTACCGACACTGGAAGGTATAGACTATGGTATCGAGCAGAAGCACGCCATCCAAACGGGCGATAAGCTTAGAATTGAATTTAACAGAGTGGCTGGCAAGATGAATACGCATCAAAAACGCGGGCTTCTTGAGCTACTAAGGGCGACAAGATGACACTTTGGTCTGATGAATTCTGGGGGCTGCTCATGGGTAGCTATATATTGAGCATTATCATTGTTTTGTTTTCTGGCGGAGTACCCACAAAGTGGCAGACGTGGCCCATGGTTCACTTGGTTGCGCTCTCCTTTCCGATACTTGCAGTCGCCTCCTCCGTTCTGGTTGCCATCCCTGGCTTAATGGTTCTTGGGCTTATTGTGGCAGCCACCACTAGGTAGCATTAATAGCCCTTAGCTTGGGCGTCACCTTTTCTATGAGCTGGTTGCGTCTAAGTTTCAGTAGGTCAATCCGTCTACGCTTCTCTTCACCGCTCAAATCCTTATTCTTTTCGATGGCCTTGATTCGATTTCTAATATCCTGAAGTCTGCGGTTAACTTTATTCATTAGTTTTCTCATGCCTATCAGGTCGCCATTTTCTTCCATCACTTCAGCTTGAGAGGATAAATCTCCCTCTTCCCTGTAGCGCTTCAGGTCGGCATAGAGCCTATCCGCCTTGCGGATTGAGTCATAAAACAACTCTGAATCTTGTGTGTAGGTTGGACGGCCGGCATCGCGATAAAATCTACGAATCGGCTGGTATTCAGTCCAATATTTGGCGGGCTTGTCGCTTTCAGCAAGCTGGCCAATCACCATGTCCGGTATAGCAACACCCCAAGCGCCAACCTGACCAAGGAAGCCGCCAATCAGGTAGTCCATCTGGACTGGTGATAATGCATAGTTTGAGTCATCACCAAACACACCTGTAGAAATGGAGCTTAACCCTCTGGCTGCAAGGGTCGTATCTTCTTTTGTTCGATTCCCCTTGCTTAGGCGCTGCTGCCCCATGGTTTCAATCTGCCGCCCGGTGAACGAATCTTTGTTCGCATACACATCAAGCACTGGCTGAAACATTTGTGGCACCGGGCTAAACGAAAATGTCCCTGTTAGCATATGGCTAATACGCTCTCTGAATAACTTTCCTGTGGCGGTATCATCAACGGCCTGTTGAAGCAGGCGTTCAGTTATTGTCGCAATAGCGCCGACCTCAAACGGCTTCGGTATCGTAATTACATTATCGGTTCCGGGGATACGAAACCACCAGTACGAGTCTTTAAGCCAATCCGGTGCCTTCTTGTAGTCTTCGTCGTCTTGGTTGTGCAGAAACAATGCCATGGTCGCTGCAGACAGCGCACCAACGACCGCGGTAAATCTAGCCGCCGCTTTCTTATCATTAACACTGGCTTCGATTTTTCCTATGCCGAGCATTTGCGCAGCGACTTTCGTTGTCGGCTTCACGCCTGAGCGGTAGAGTTTATCCAGACCTTGGAGTCGAGCGTTCAGAAACGGCACCACATCGATCAAGAAACGAATTGCGGGCCATGCCCCGTGCGCTGAAAAGTCCATTAGATCTCTAGCCTGAAATGCAGAGTAGAGCGTACCCTTGCCAGCATCCTCAGATTGCTTGAATGCCGCCGCGCGGTTTACGTTCTCAAGGCTGTTGTTCACATCTTGCCAGCGGTCCCAGCCTGCCTTGAGTGGTTTAAGCCCAAGCTTAAGTAGCTGCTTAGGATCTTTAATTACTTTGGCTCTGCGCATCTGACCGTCAATCTGGTATCGGATTGAGTCGGCATCTTCACCATAAACATGACCAAACGAAAACGCCCCACCCGTTGCCATTAGCCTTGCTCGCTCGTACCCGTTCCGATCCAGCAAGCCAAATGACTTCAGGCCCTGAGTGACGTTGCCAACCGCATTCTTACTCATGTCGGTCACCGCTACGGCGCTCATGGAGTCACGAAGCAGGTTGGCCACAACAAACTGAGGTGTACTGGTGGTTAGATTTGTAAAGGTTCTTTTAAACCAGCGCATTGCGGTCATTGCGTAACCATTCATTCCGGTATGGTTAAGGCTGGTCAGTGACGAATAGACCATGGGATCAACTATGTCGTACCACTCTTTTTCGCCATTACGAAGAATGAATGTGCTTTGCTTCTTGTCGCGCGCAGCCTCGGAGGTCTTCTCTGCAACACCAAGATCAACCGCGTTATCAACCCCTTGTTTGGCAGCCATGTTTTTCAGACTGGCATCAACCAGGTGGTGAAAGTTCATTAGGGTGTTTTGCAGGAGGTCATTTAGATTTTGAGTGCCGCCTTTCAGCTTCTTATAAGCTTGCTGGCGACTAAGCCCGCCCATCACTCTTGGGCCGGTCGTGTCTGTGTTGTCTTCATCCAACCGGTAAAATGGGACATAAAACTCGTTCGACCACATATCCCGATTTTCAGCAGTGATAACCCCGGATTCTTCAGCGATAGCTAACACGTCATCACGGTATTGCTGAAACTCCTTAAATACAGACTCGTAAAGCTTCGACCGTTCACGGCCGTCTTTTAGATTTCCGCCATCTAAACTCTTGAGGGCATCAATATCCTTCTGAGAGAACAGATTCTCTCGACCTTCCGCCATTAGCTTTTCGCCACGATTACCGGCGATCCAGCCCATGAAGCGCTCAACCTCAGCGCCAGAGCCAAGCTTATTAAGCGTATACATCAAACCTTGGCTGTCTTTTTTAACGTCGACAATGCCATCACCATTCATGAAGATTCGGCCAGCATTCATCATTGCCGATACGGCACCAGAGGCAGCATTGCTCATCTTGGCGCGCGCCCAAGCGGAGCGGGTTATATTCTCCTCACTGGTGATATTACCGTCGAGCAACTGCTTATCCAGCTCCATTAATCCGGCGTAGCGGTCAACCAAGCCCTGACGGACCTTTAGGCGCCAGTCATCCATAACGCCGCGTACCTTTTCAGCGGCGGATTCGATAGGGCCCTTTGGTCCTATTTTTGAAAGCGCCTCTTTCTGATCATTGCTAAGACTGCTATCACTAGCAAGGTCGTCAGATAGACGCATTAGAGCTGAATCTCCACGAGCCGGTTTGCGGTACATGGATTCACTGATTTCAAAGTCTTTATTTCGCCCTTTATTTTCAATAAATCCAAAGCGCTTATAAAAACCAATGAGTCGTGATCGTGAAGTTGTTCCTTGAAAGTCATCCTTCAGCGCAGGGGATAGCGCAACAATTTTGGAGTTTTCATCGGCATAACCAATTATCATTTCTAGCGCCTTTGTGCCGATGCCGGAATTTCGATATTCTTTATCAACTATAATCGAATCAAGTTTAATTTTTCCGCGAGACTCGTAAAGCGATATTGTTTTGATACCCTTTACGCCTTCAATCTCGCTTCGCAATTCGTCGATATTTTTTGCATTGCCACCCTTGCCAACCGACGCAAGCGGCTTACCAGCCCCCTTACCTTCGTTACCGTACTTCTTAAGATGCCGTCTGCCCCTCTCGATCAGTGCCAATGTATCGGTATCTGTCCAGTCGATATCAGGATTAATTCGGCGAATAAGGTCACGCAATGCAGCAATCATGCGACGCACAAGGCCCATCTTGCGGCCCTTTTCCGCCAAGTGTGCAATGTACTCCAGTACCGCAATGCGACGCTCTTCCTGATTATCGTAATTAAAATCATACCTTGAGATTTCTTTGTCGATAGCGGGCTGGCCAGCGCGGTAATAAATCTCATCCAGCATGGCAAGGTATTCCTTACCACCGGCTTTTTCATTGGCCTTCAGGTAGCTAATGACACCACCATGACCAATCACTTCATGGAGAAAAACACGCTTAGCATGGTGCTTGTCAATGATATTCCCGGCAACGATATATGTCTTTCCGGTTTTCGGATCATAAACACCTTCGGATTGATTGAAGTGAGTACCAAGCTCAAGCTTTAATTTCCCCGGGAGATCTAGGCTAGTTTCAACAATCTCAATTGAACCCATCCCGCCAGTCATATCCTTAAGCCATTCACGAACTTGGCTAGCGGTATTTTTTCGCTTAATACCAGAGGCGTTTCCAGTTTGTATTTGGCTTGAGAGAGATTTGATTTTTTCGTCTACATCTTTGGATAAAGATGCTAGTGCTTGCCCGTCAGGCTTATCAATTACAATAACCTTGGTATTGACGCCGGTAGGATTTAAAGATGATTTAAATGCACCTTCAGGCAGAGACTGCTCCTCCGCGCCAAGTTCATCAAGCAACTCTCTGAATTTTTTATTTTTACTATTCTGTCTATCGCCTGCCATGCTGGACACGATGGCGACAAGCCTTCCACCGGGCTTTAGGTGTTTATAGGCATGTATAACGTGGTCAATATCTTGATCCTTGCTAAATGGCGGGTTCATTAGAACTCTGTCGTACTCGGCCTTCGGTTCTAGCTCTAAAAAGTCATCACCAATAAGCTTGTGGCCTTTTTCTTTAAGAATTTCGCGAAGCTGGCCAGCAAGTTCCACGGTGTCTACGTCGGCACCACTTGCCTTCGCTTCATCTGCAAGTAAGCCATTGCCTGCAGAGGGTTCCAATACCTTCATGCCATCTTCAATATTGGCTAAGTCAGCAATTTCAACAGCTGTTGATTCCGGCGTCGGAAAGAAATCATTAAAGGCCTTCCGATTACCAAGCAAGGTTCTTTGTAGTGCCTGTTCAAGGTCGGCTAACTTGGTCTTGCGCTTCGGTCCTTCGGCCGATTTTTTAAGCTTGATAAATTCAGTTAAAACCGCCCGCAGAGTCGGAAGATTCTTAATTCCCATGCGCTCTAGCCGCTTGCGATTCATTGCCACATCATAGTGAGTGGTGTGCTTTTCTCCATGCTTAGTGACGAACTCTAATACCTTATCCCTCACTCTGGCGGGAATGATAATGGGCTTTCCGTCTTTCGCGGAGCGAGCCTGAGCGCGCAATGCGTTCGCTGCTTGCTTAAATCCTTTGGTCGATTCCATTTTTTGAGCTAAGTCTTTAGCTGAATCTGGGTAATAGGTTTGCATTGGTAGCTGAGCAAACTGAACCATTTGCTCAGGTGTTACGCCTGACGCCCAGGAGCGGCGACTCATTCGATCGCTCTCAAACAATTCCGGATCAGCATCGTAAATAAGTCGATTAGCCAGACTGTTAAGTAGCTCGATCTGTACTTTCTGATTAGCGTTTTTTAGGAGTGGATGGCCACCTTCTGAAATTTCCGCCATCACTTTGGCAAGTGTTTTTTGTGTCTCTGCTCGCGCAACTGCACCCGCTGCCATGTCGGCACGGCGCAGGGTGTTCGTATTCCGATCGGCGTTAAGGTTTTCGTCCGCATCCGACTTTAGCCGCTCGGCAATGTCACGCATTCTATCCGATGCGCGCTCAAGCTTTTGTTGTCTTCGCTCTTCGGATTTTTCGGATAGGTCGGCATCCTCGCCTTGCATCCAGTTCTTAAACTGATTGGCCTGTTCAATTGAGGGGAAGTAAAAGTTTCCGCGCCAATACCCACCGCTCATCGATCGAGCCATCGCGGCCGATTCTTTAAATTTATCCTTGCCTAGCCGATCAATTACCTTCACGTTAAAGATGATCTCACCGGTTTTGCCGTGAGTGCCCTCTTCCGGCTCACCCATTGCCACCGGCTCGTCAGATTGAAACCCCTTTCTCACATCCTCAATTGGAGTGTCACTCATCGCCTTTTCTGCAATAAGACGATCATACTGAGTTCGCTGTTCTAAACTCAGAGACTCGAAACCCCGAAGCTTTATAGCGTCCCTAAATTCTTCGAGTGTCTGCGGGTCCTTTAGTCCGTCAATCTGTTTTTTTCGCTCAGCTATAGCAGCGTCAATATTTTCCTTTCGCTCTCTGGCATACTCGGCAATAGTTGCATCAGTCAATGAATCAATGTGATCTCGCGTCATCTGGGCGATGTCAGAGCCATGAGTCCATGAAATAAACACATCGCTATTACCAATAAACCGATATTTCTGAACTAGGCCGTCATAGGCCATGTTCACAAGTCTGTCTTTTTTCGTATCGGAGAAAACGTGACCGGTGGTCATCGGCTCAAGGTCAGCTTTCGTTAATTTGCGCAGCTCGGACTTGCTGGCATCAGGGTCAGTAACCAGCGCCTCAAAAGTATCGGATAGCTCCGCCCTAGTAACGGCCTCACCGCCACTTAGGCGTTTCATAACACTGTTAATTCCTTCGTGTGCCGGAAGCTGTGCAGGCTTTGTAGGTTCAGCATCAGACTCAGCCTCAACCTCAGGTTCGGCATCAGGCCCAAAATCGTCGTTCACTTCGATGGTGCTTGCTCGTGGCGCGTTGGAAATATCGGCATTTCCAGCCACTGCCGCACCCTCAGGAATAGGATGAAGCTCAAAGCCACCGCTCACCTCGACCAACTCATAGCCCGCGTGACTCTTTAAAGCCTTGCGGGCAGCACCTTTGCTTTTGTACGGATTGCCAGCGGTGTTGCGAATGATTGGCCTGTCAGGCTTGGCTTCGGGTGCTGCATCTTCAATTGCGTACTCCTCACGCAACGCTTTCCATGCTTGGCGGTTGACTCCTTCAGGAGAGTCGCTGTTCAGCTGATTGAATTCCTCAAAGCTCAGATTTGCTTGAGCCTCATCGACAAGCGTCTCGTATTCTTCGGAAAGTTTATCAAGCGCATCTTTATAGCCCGGCGATGATTTCTTTAGGCCGGACTTGGCGGCCATTTTCTTAAGGTAGGCTGTTTTGGTGGCGGTGAGAATTTCTGGAAGGCCAGAACGAGAAACCCCGGCATTGGCCGGGGTTTTTTCATTACTTTGACTTAATCCGCCTGACTTTATCCAGTCATCGACCTTTTCAACCAAGTGGTTTGTAAGATCAACAAATTCGTTATACCGCCAGTCGTGACGCTTTCCATAAGGGCCAACTATTTTATCCTTGCCTCGATCGGCGTCATTAATGTACATATTGGCGTCAGCGAAATCATCAAGGTCTTCCCAGCCAGAAACCTTGGCAGGGTCGATAGTGCCGGATTCCACATCGTTTAGAATTTCTTTCTTGGCCACTTCGATGCGACGGTCGATAATTCCTTGCAACTCAGGGTCATTGAAATCCACCCCCTTTCCATTCGTATATTCATTTGCGGGGGAGGTTATCCGATCATCATCCGTTAAACCATTACCTGTTTTTTTATTTGCGCTGGCAACGACCTTGCTAATTTTCGTTGTCGGCTCCTTGTATTCGGCTGGCTTCTCAGCTTTAACGATAGTTCCAAAATCATGCCAATTGCCATTAATCTTGGCCTCTTTTCTTGATTGGGATATACCCTCAATCACACCACCCTTAAAGAAAGTTTTTTGCTTTTCGCTTTTAACGGCCTTCGCATACTCGCCGCGCTCAAATCTCTGCTCTATCGGCTCGCCATTTACCACTTTGTAGTTGGAAAATGAATCATTCCCTTTTTGGCTTGGCTCTGCTGGAGCGCTAAGTAGATCCTCTTGCCCTTGAGAAGCGGCAACGTCAGCAGTACGGCCAGAGCCAGACAGTGCAAAACCTTCCACCTCGGCATCAGCCTTTGCTTTTTTTGCTGCTTTCTCTTCTGCCTTAACCTTTTCTTTTTCTTCAGACTGACGCTTAGCCTCCATTTTCCGAAGGTCGTCTTCAGTATAAGAGCTTAAGAGTTCTTCTTCGGGTTCTGGCTCTTTGCTTTCTGCTCTTGTCCACCCTGGATCTTCTCGACCGGCGGTTTCTTTTTCCAGCGCTCGTTTAGCTCCAGCGCTTTCAACACTTGTGGGTGTAACTTCTTGGCCATTTTTATGTGCCTCGGTAAATACAAATAATCTTAAGCTAAATTCAACCGGGTCGTCGCCAAACACTTGAGCGATTTTAGTCACTACAGGTTCAGGCAATCCAGCATCAAGCGCTTCTTTAATATCGTCAGCAAGTGCCATACCGACACCATCAATACCATCAACCGCCGAATAGCTCTCTTCAGTAAAGCGCGTTTCCATGCTTGAGGCAATCCGCTTAATTCGATTGGCGTAACGATTCGGCACAGGGTTGGATTCGGCAAAGCCAGCCTCTTGAGGTGATAGTTCGCCTCGCATTACTTTTCTGAATTTCGTTATTTGCTCTCTTTCAGGTATGGCATCGGTGCGTGCGTAATCGTTTCGCTCGTCGGTAATGACATCAAGTGCATATTTTACCGCTCTCGCTTCGATTGGCTTCAGAGGCTTAGCGTTAACAGCCTTATCAATCGCTCGCTTAAATCCTTTTACGGATATCCGCTTTACATTCTCCGGAGCTTCCTGAAACCATGCGGGGTTTTGTGACGGCAAAAAATCAAAATACTTTTTATCGGGATTGTTTTTTGCCATCGGGTCCAAAGGAATTGTGGACATGCCGCCTTTGTATTGGATTTCGCTACCCATCTTCTCAAGCCGCCCCCGGTGCCATGTTCGCAATAAGCGCCCGTCATCAAGTCCTTTTGGCATCTTGAGGTTTCGTATTGCATCACGGTCACTATCGTTAAGTGACTCTCCCTCGCGAACATCCATCGTAGGTGGCAGCTCAACAACCTCGGGCAGCTCTGGGGTTGGCTGCTGATCAATGGTTATTTCTTCTGCGGGGATAAACCGAACATCGCCTTTTTCTGGTAAGTCGGGGACAACTACTGGCGATTGACCTTGCTGCTCAGTAAATGTCTGCTCAGTAACTTTCTTGGCATTCTGTGCAGCTTCCGTTGGCGGCATATAGTAAGGCGCATCAACGGTAGAAGGTATCGAACGCGAAGGGTCAGGCTCAAAATCTGAAACCTCTGGCCGTGCTGCTTCCATTTCACTAAAGGTGTCAGCGTCACGCTCCATCGTAACTTCAGCCCGTGGTATGCCTTCAATGTACTCACCAACCGCAATGTACTCAGCTGGGAATTGAGCTGATGGCTCAGGGCTTTGCGGGTCAGGCTCACCCATCTGGGTGACTTCGCGGTAAATCTTCAGCGCACGCTCATTGAATCGCTTGGCGGATTCAGTGTCGCCTTCATTGGCGAACTCTTCAGCCATTTCAAAATTACGCTTGGCTGCACGAAGACGAACGACTTCATCTTCAAATCCTTGTGACTCTGCAATATAGATATCGTCATCAATACCCTTGTACTGCTGGCGCTCGGCCTTGATCTGGGATACGGCATCGACTAGCGATAGCTTTGGTTGTTCTGGCTGTGCTGGTTGTTCCTGCGCCTGAGGATCAACACCTTGCTCCTCGGCCTGAATTTCGGGCTTCTCTACGGGTGAGCCTTTAAAGGCAGCGCCCATGCCACCGCCCATGACGCCACCCATGACGCCTTCGTTTAGGGCATTAGTAACAACGCCCTGCATTGGGTCTCTATTGGTATCAGCCTCTTCATTAATCATCGCACGGTTAATGCCATGCTGCTCCATGCCGCCCTGAATGGTCTCGGTACCACCTTGCGCAACGGTTTGAGCCAGTGCGTTCTTGATTCGACTGCCGGAGCCTGCACCACGAATAATGCGGTCAATATAATGGCCGCCGATCGCATCAAGAGTGAGATTGGTAATAACAACGGCAGGGTCTGTCTGCACTGCTGTGCTCACGCGCTCGGCCAGTGTTTTTCTGGCCATCGATCTAATCTCTCCAACACTATAGCTTGGCTGATCAACGCTTAATGTGTGAAAGATTTCGCGAAACGCCTCCGACTCATCCAACTCAGATGATGACAAATTCATCACTTCTTCTTGGGCCTGAAGGCCCATCTGGCCACCAGTAATGCCAGCGCCAGCAAGTGCTTGGCCGGTGGTACCTGCGCTAGCTCGAATTACATTGGCGGCATATTTCGCGGCAACATCAGGCGTCATACCCTTGCGCAATCCGGATTTAATAAGCGCCTTAGTTGCAACCTTGGCGCCTACTTTCGCCGCCGCACCGGTAAGACCAAAACCTGTAACGACCTGCCCGGTTAGCTGGCCAGCCATTTTGCTAATCTGAAGACCTACAGATTCAGGATCAGTCCACGCCTCGCCAAATTGAGTGTCGCCATTCTCATCATCCTGAAAGAACTGCTTACTCATGGCTTCTTGGCCAGACGGGCTCATTTGATCAATCTGGCCTTTCGACCAGTTATTAGTGGCCTGAGCTAAATCGCCAAATGTTTCCGATCCAGACAGCGTAGAAACAGTTTCCGCCATCCCTGCTGCGCTATCACCGACGCCAGACTGAAAGGCATCAACTGCATCACCACCAAAACCCTGCTCATTGCCTTGCTTCTGCTCTTCGGCATCAGCTGCGGTTTTGTTGTCTTGTATGTGACTGGTTAAAGGAGGGGCATTTCTACCAAGCTCAAACATCTGCTCAAGCGATACTTTATTCTCATTACTCATTAATATTTCCAGTAACTAATCAGAAGGATGCTAGGCCAGCATTTTTATCCACGCTGGTGTTGGCTTCGATAGATAGGTTTGCCATTTCTTGAGAAATCTTCGCAGCCTCTTCGCCGGTTATTCCTGGGGTAGAGAGTCTCGCTTGAAGGAATTGCATTTCCTCCTGATAAATCTCCTGTTTGGATCTTTTACCCGGCCTTGGTGGTGCTGTCGGGGTATTCCGCTTTGTGATTTTTGCCTTTAATTCATCGGCCTGCTGCTGGAATTTATCTCGCGCATTGTTTGGATAAACAGGGTCCATAGCCTTGGCCTCCAGCTCAGCTATCTGTCGCTCCTCTTCAGTCTTTGGCTTTGGTGGTGCAGATTGCACGGGGGCAGGCTGAGCCTGCGCAGAACTCAATCCCGGATTTTGCGCATCGGTAGATAAGGGCTGCTCAATCACACCCTGACGCCCTGTTGAGCCAGCTACAAACGCGTTTAGCTCTCTTTTTGTTAAAGGGCCATAGTCGCCAGCTTGGCGTTTAAGGTTCTGCGCCTGCTCGATTTGATCTACAGTTGCGCCATACAGTGCGACGGCATTATCGTTGACGGCCTGTATGGCTTGAGAGCGTGCAGCATCGTCGAGGAAATCAGTACTCGTGGCAACTTTGTTTCGAGCCTTAAATAACTCACTGAGATTAATCACTTCATCCTTTTGGTCTTTATCGCTAGGCGCTGCAACGCCGCCAAGATAGTGAGATACCTTGCCAGTCTTCTTATCAATTGCGGCCACCACCTTTCGACCAGTGGCCTTGTCGTAAACTTCTTTTGTATCGTAACCATCAGCACCGGACTGTGGGGCTAGGCGCTTTGCTGTAACTCCATAATAAAGAGAGTCTATAAATGCTTTTGGATCGTCCGCAGCTTTTTCAGCAAGATAGGCGGCGTTAGCTTGGGTTAGTGTCACTTCGGCCAATTCTTGAATTTTTGCCTCATCTAGCGTGATAACAGAATCATTTGCGTCTGCTGTTCCGTTGCGGGTCATTGGGGCTTTGTAGATGCTACCGTCCGGATTGGTAACACTAAGCTCTAAAGCGACCCGCCCATCTTTTAATTGTCGAGCGCCGGTGATTTCACGCTGCAAGCCATCTTTTTCCGCTCTCGCCGTCAGTTGATCCTTGAGAACAACATTGGCAGCACCAAGTAAATCTGGATTGCCCCAATCCCCAGAGTCTTGCGCCCGCTTGAATATAACGCCCGCATCAATCATATCGTCACGACGGTTCGGGTCGCGCATCTTCCCTATACCGAGTGGTGCAAACATCTCATAGAAATCATCACCAAGCTCAGTGCCATTCTCGTAATGCTGCCGAGCAACCACCTTGAATTTTTCCATCAACTCTTGCCGTTCGGCGCTTTTAATCTTCATGTCATTCACCCGACTGTTTTGATTAAAAAGCTTTTTGTCTTGCTCCAATTTAGCCGATTGCATTTCTCGATTGGCTTGACGATCCTTCATCCCTTCCGCCAAGGAGAAACCCTGCGCTGCGCCAGAAACAAAACTTGCCGTACTTAATCCACCACTCATAATAAATTCACCTAAAAAAGTTCGTAAGCTAGATAACCAGCACCAGCACCGATTAGCATTCCGGCAGGACCGCCGATTGCACCAGCCTGCATACCAGCCATCATGCCAACCCCTGCACCAGTACCTATGGCATTCGCTCGCCCGGCCTTTCTGGCTGACTCAATATTCTCGCCAGCTATTTCGCGTTCAGATTCGCGCTTGGCGGCTTCCTTCAGCCCAGCCCTTGCGCTGCTGTCAAAGTTCTTCTGAATATCAACCAATCCATAAGGCATGGTTACGCACTCCTTCCTAGTCTTGTCCCGGCAAGCAAAGCGTTTTGCCTATCGGTTGCTGAATCTCGTGCTGAATTTGAGGCGTCAACAAGTGAGGCCGCCATCTCTCGGCGGTTATCTTTATTTCTGTCTGCCCTTTGCGCCGTAGTGTCCTTCAACCCCAATCCGGAGCGACGAGCATTCTCTGCGGCGCTAGAAGTCTGAAAGCCGCTCTTTATGCCAGACTCGGCCTGATCGACGGCATTCTGTGTGTATTTATCACTCCTAACCTCGTCGCTATAATTAAGGATATATTCCATATCGTTCGCGACAAAATTATCCCAATCAGCACGAATTAAATCCGCTGAAGCTTGGTCTGCGCTATTGGTTGATATTTTCCCATCCTCGGATTGATAGGTCAGATTAGCTGGATTGGCCGAATTGGTTGGATTGGCTGAATTAGCTTCCGCTTCCGCCGCAGTATCAGTCGCCTTCTTTATAGCGTTATTTATTCCACTCTTAATTCCAAAGTTTTTCCCAGGCATCATTAGCATGACTAATCCTCAGTTCCGTTTGGTTTTTTGCTTGCATAAGAAAGTCCAAAACCTGCAGCAGTGCCTGCAGCTTCACTCATTGCTGCATCGCTATTAAATTCAGAATAGGAGTCACTAATACTTTCTTGGTTTGATATGCCTGCAATATCATTAAGCCCAATAACGGCTTCTGTTTTTTCACCGAGCGCCATTTTTACACGATTGCTTTTTCCGCCAAGATAAGCAGTATCAGCAGAAAACTCAGCCTCCCCCTTTCCTCGGCCAATAGAATCACCAGACGTTGTGCTTAGCTTTGTCCTTACCGCACCAGCAGCTCCAGAACTTGGATCAACACCGCGAGTGCGCAAGCTCTCATCAACATTACCTGAAGCAACCCCTCTGCCAGCAATTTCCTTTCGTCCGACCTTTGCCTTCGCATAATCTCGATACCCCTTAGTTCCAAGGCGCTCAATTCGACTTTCATACTCACTTTTCACGCCATCCATTTTTCGCGCAAAGTCGTATTCTTTAATTGCGACCTCGGCAGCCGCTTTGCTTGAGTCTGCCTCTTTGGGTTTTTCTTCTTTTCTATTAAAAAGCTTATCTCCAACGCCGGTCGTACCTCCAATCAAGCCGCCAGTGGCAATGTTTGTAAGCCCCTCGCTGGTTGTTGGGTCGATATTACTCAACCCTTCAGAGACTTTATTTTTAACCTTTGACATTCAATAATCTCCCAACAGTTGCACCAACCAGCCACATATCTTCAAATTTCTTATTGATGAGCTTTGCCTCTCGCTCAATACCTTCATCAATCATTCCTGACTTTTTCGCAAAGTGATAAACCTCAGGAAAGCACTTGGGTATTCTTGCTTGCAGCTTGTGAACTTTTGGGAGGTGCTTATCAATAAGTGCAACCAATTGATTTTGTGCTTTGTATTTATGGAATCGATACTCTGGAAGAATGTGAACATGGACATCAATCGTCGTGCCAGTAATCGCGGTTAGCCACCAGGCACCAATCAATTCACCATCAAAAAATATTCCAACAAAAAGGTCGTCATCGCCTTCATAGATTGATTCCTCGGTGACGCCATCCTCGGCTATTCTCGGAAAAATATCGGGATGTATAAATATTTTTTTAGCCATGTCGAATGGGATGAACTTGCTGGTCATATCCGCTTCTTGCATATAAACCCCATAAAAAAACCCGATGCAGTTACCTGCACCGGGCCATTGTGAATATAGAAATACCAGTATGGAAAAATCTACCCTTTGCTGCGCATAAAGTAAAGGGTTAGCTCCTAATGGCGGTTATTTGATAGCTCACTTCAAAGGCGTCAGTATTTGAAGAAAATAGTCTATTGGCGGAAATATGATAAGTAATTTCACCCACCGGAGGGGAATCAATAAAGTGATAAGTAAGTATATGAAGATACTTATTTTGACCATTGGTGTCCGAGTAGGTTACTTGTGTTCTTACTGGTGCAATTGTAGCAATACCCGTGGCGTCGCGAAGAATACTAACCGATACCGCATTTCCATCCTCTGGCAATAACTCAATACCATCCCAGACTTCCTCAGACTCAAACACCCCGCTAACTGAAAATATAACTTTGGGAGAGTCGGAGTCTGTTAATTCAAATACATGGTCAACCGTGGTTGTATTATCCAAAACGCCAGAAACGGCATCGCTAATATCAATATTCTTATTACTTACTTTTCCGTCCGCATAAAACGGTTCCAAGCTCGTCTCTTCAGCACCGTCGGAAAATAAACTATTCAGAGAATCCGATTGATGACGAACAAAATAAGTAAATGTCAGCTCATTGCCAACATCATAATCCGTGTATTGATTGGAACTGGTCGTCCCAATACTTGAGGCGTCGCCAATAAGCCCGGTTGTTGAGCGATAAATCTCAGAGCGCACATGACCACCATAGGTTGGCATATCCCAGCGAATAACAATCAACCCAGGAGAGGTTAGCGTAGATACTCCGGTTGGTATTGATGGAGCGCTACTATCGCCACCTGATAAGCCTCCAGTACTGCTGAAGCCGTTACTGGTACGCCCCTTTCGAAGCAGCTCTCTAACCTCTCTTAGTGATGGCCGCGCTTCATCCTCGCCCCTTTTCCCTCTAATTCCAACGCCGCCAAGTAAAGAAATGGCCTCAGCAACCTTGGCATTAAAATCTGGATCGGTTGGGTCGATGGCGTATGTTGCAACCTTATCCCTTCGTCTACTCATACCAGCTCTCTTAGGCTGCTCGCCAGCGTCACGACATTAACCCTTCCGGCAGAAGACACCTTAAATACAATTCGGTCAGGCTTCCCGGGCGGCAACCTAAACCCCTTGTCGCTCACTACTGAAAATTCAGCATCAAAGATACTTGAGCCGCGCGTATTGCCTGTGATTGAAAATACTGAATCCTCATCAGAATCAACTCTTGCTGCAGTAAGGTTCGCATTGGCAGGCATTACAAATTCCCTAGACTGCCATTCCATTGTCTTTAGCTCGCCTTCGTCAAACGCAAGCACTGATCGAGTATTGTCAGTGTGTTTTACTAGCAGGTACAGCCTATTCTCTGGCGCATCAAAGTGCCCGCTTATGACCTGATCACTACTTACCGCAGTAAGCTCAAAAGGCCAATAACCAGTCTCAAGGTCAAAGATGAATGAGCCAGTCGAAGAAAAGCACAGGTAGGCATTGTGATAGCGATAAGCTCTGAATGAAGATGGATCAAGCGCTTGCCATTGCTCTGAAGTAAAAATTTGCCTTGTGACAACTTCAGCACCAGCGCTGCTTATCATCATCAGGCCTTCATAGCTTGGATATAATGCAAACTCCCCCATATCAACAATGCCAAATCGACTTAGGTTCGACGCTTCAAAATCCAGCGGAATTACAGACATTGATGACGGGTGCGTACCTCTAAATATGTACGCCTTTGAATCTGTCGTGATCAATATTGCACCAGAAAAGGTTGATATCCCCACCACCTCATCGGGTATCGAATATTGATAGTCGATAGGCCAAGCATGAGGGTAAAATGGTTCGCAAAAGCAAACCGTATTCCCAAAATAACCAACCAATATCCCGTTGCCAGCATTGCCTAGCCCGCTTAACCCGTCAGGTGGCGGATTAAATTCTTCAGAGACGCACTCGTAGGTAAGGTCTGCAGAATCCCGAGTGTCAGAATAACTTGGTGTCGCCGCAGTAAGCTCAGTCACAAACTGAAATATGCCATCGCCGTCGCTTCGATAAATTCTGCGCTTAACCGCCCTCGCATCATTGGCTGAGTTAAGCGTTATCGGAACGCTGGCGGCGTCCCAGCGATTTATAACAATTGATACGTCCGACGGCTCGGACTCCTCGCCCATCGCAGTTATGTTGGTGACATAATAAACGCTACGATAAATCGGAATACTCGGATCACCAGGCGTAGCCGAATTCCAAGAGTATGATATTGCCGGCTTAGATGGTGGATCAATGCCCAGCTCAATGGTCTGAAGCGATCCACCACTCTCATAATGAACGAGAGGAGCACCGCCATCCCCTGCAGAATAGACGCGATTATAAGCGTCATTCGCAATTGGGCCGCGAACAATATCAGCGCTGTCCGTTCGCTCTATTGTTTTTGTGTTATCGAATGGAAATAGGGCCCAAGAATTTATGGTGTTTCCTGCGCTGTAAATTGTTGATACTGGCTCACGCAGTGGCCAGATAACCCCAGACCGTGGATAGGCATTTAGTGTGGCTGTTGCATAGTTATCTGGTAATAAGTGAGGCGGGACCGCAGGCATCATTCCTGCAAATTTGGAAATCGTTAATTTCATTCTTGATCCCTGTAATCAACTTGATAGCCGTAGCGGTGGTTTATGCCCGCCTGAATAATGACAGGATTTGTCAGCCCTGAAGCGTAAGGTCCGTGCACAGTATTAAACGATTCAGAAAAAACCCTTAGCAGCAACTCTCCACCCTTGAAATACCAAAGAAACACATCGGTATTTTCTGGATCGTCTTTATTTTCTACTGTCAGGTAAATATCTTGAATGTCGGAATCGAGTTCAAGCAGTGCGGGCAAGCCGCTTACTGGATCTCGCCACCAAATTCCCATTGTTCCAGTCACCCGAAGATAACCAAGAATCACATGGCCAGATGGTGAGAACTCTAGACTGATTTTATTGAGCGGGTCTGTCAGTGTGAGCAACGGCCTCGGCACTCCATCCCACAAGCCGTTATAGATTTTCTTTTGCGCATACGCCTCACCATTAGCATGCACATATGCAACCCAAGGTGTCTGGTAGTTGCCTCGACTTAAACTAGGCTCTCCGGTGCCAGAAACAAAATCCCAAGGGCCATAGGCAAGCGATTTATGAGCGTGATCAATATCAAGCACGGGAAGCATTCTAATAGGGCGAGTAAGCTCTCCGCGAGAAGAGGAATCAAGCGCCGGAATCATAGCGACCCCAGGTAAACGTTATATCAAAACTCAGAGAGATGTACTGGGGCAGTGTTAATTCCGAATCAAGCTTGATCCACGGCGCCGTTTTCAACCATCCTGGAGAATTAGGTGCTCCAGTTGGCTTCGGGAGTATCTCATCAAAGGTAAAATCCCCATCAGAATTTGAGTCAACCGACAGCGTGGCTACGCACTGCCTATTAATTAGATCTACGCTGTAAGTAATGCTTCCGGATGTGTAATTTGAACTATCTGACGACCTCCTTAGTTGGACATTTGCAGAGCCATAGCCGGGAAACTCAAAAGGAGCGTCGTAAAGGTGCGCATGTACCCCGGATATTCTATTCCCGCCATTAATATAAGCCCCGGCCATGACTTGGTAATTGGAAGTGCCAAAAGAGGCACTAAAAACACCGGAATCTATTACGGGAGAGGATATTATGCTGTACAGGCTATATGTAACCCTTACTGTCTGCTCTGGTGTAACTGTTATTGTAATTGGATCGCCACTCTCATCTTTAATTAATGACCTAGTTAGCAATGCTCCGTTTGATGCACCGCTCCTCAACCCAACCTCTGAAATGTCGCCAGAAATTCCCGTAAACTCAACCTCTTTAGATTGTTTGAATAGTTCCGGGTACGTCCCGATATCGCCAGCTATATCAAAAGCAGAAAATCCGGTTATCGCCTTCGAGGCAATCTGATTACCTAGATTAGTGTCTGCGTATGTGGGGGTGGTCACAACTCCAGCCCCCAGACAAAAATAAAGCTTGAAGCTACCTGATGTATAGAATGGCCTACCTAGCGACAAGGCCGCATCTGTTATTAAATTATTGAATTCTCCCGAATCAAAGACAACGCCTTCATCGCCCACAACTTCGACTCGGTAAGAGCCCTTAATGAGACCGTTATTATTACTCACAATTAAATCCTTAAGACGTTGCTATGTTCGTTATCGGAGCTGATGTAATAACCGCTGTTTCACCGTCAGACTCTGAATTGGAATCAAAATAATTAGGGAAGAAGGTCTGCTCAGTTTCTATGTTCGTTATCGGAGCTGATGTAATAACCGCTGTTTCACCGTCAGACTCTGAATTGGAATCAAAATAATTAGGGAGGAAGGTCTGCTCAGTTTCTATGTTCGTTATCGGAGCTGATAAAGTATCCGCTAACCACTCATCACCAATCGGACTGGGATCGTTATTGTCCGTATCCGAACCAATATTTCCCCACATATCAAACCTGATTAAGGTAGCGGTCATGCCCACGCTTAAATTATTGGCAGAGGCGACTCCTTGAGAGTCTTCATCATGAGTACTGCCTAGGCCATCCCATCGGGTTTTTTTTGATTGAAGCTCAGATTCAACTGACAGATAAAATCGGTTATCGCGCCCGAGAACCCATGGATAGGTATTCCAATCGCCCGAGACGGTCTCATATGGATTATGCTGATAAAGCGCACCCATGTTTGCAAATCCTGCAAGCATTGCTATTCCCTTGTGAATTCAAGGGTAAGGGTCAGGTCGTTATCTTCTGGCAAGGTAATGCTTTCAGCTAGTGAAACGACCGGGTAGCTTTCTGGATTATTCGCAGCCTCAAATCCTAGAATCTCACGATTTTCACCGACCGCTGGCCAGTTGATAATGACTTGCGTTTTTTGTGTTTCGCTATCAAAGGTCGCGCTAAATGAATTGCTAAGAACACTGCCACTTGGGTGAAGGTTTAGGCGCACCGCATTGGCTGCACTACTCCCAAATGGCGCATCGTAACGCCCAACAAAAATACCAGCCGGTGAAGATATTTCATCAGATGGCTTAACCGTATAATCAACCGTATCACCGTAAGCGGTACTCAGAACGCCGCTATCAAGAATGTCCGGTATTTGGGTATAAACATAATAAATAACATCTAATGTTTGGTGTGACTGAATCGGTATCTTTGTAAGGTTACCATTGCCATCACGAACAAGCGTTCGCGAAAGCAAATCACCAGCGCCATTTTTAAACCCAACCTCTGAAATGTCGCCAGAAATTCCGGTAAAACTGCCAGACACAGATCTTTTTCCGTATCTCACGTTATCATCGAGAAAGATAGAGCCTTCGATTTCAAAGGTTGCGGCCGTCTGGCTAATTTGATTTTCAAGGGAAGTGTCAGACACGCTTGCCGCGGTGACCCCATCACCCACGATCAAGAAACCACCACTAAATGGATCGGCCTCATCTAGCGCAGCGTTCATAATTAAATTACAGAACTCACCAGAATCAAAAGCAATATGATTGCCGTCGCGAACTCTTAATTGATAACTGGCTCGTGTGTTGCCAAGTGGTTTCTTCATAGCGGCTCAACATCCCCGTTCATATCCCACATAGCCTCTGCCTCATCGCTTTTGGCTCTGATAGCGACCAATGAAACCAGCGCACCAACCCCGACTCGAAGTTGAGACGTTCCTGGCGAATTAATAATACCCTCGTCGAGCGCCTGAACCTGAACAGCACCCTGCCCGTTATTTCTAATCTGAAAGCTCGTTCCCGGAATCGGATCACTCACCAAAAAGAACGTCATGGTGTTCAGGTCGTCATTCACCACAAAGTAAGTGAACGCATCATCTTCGGTGCCTACAGTCCTCTGTATGGCTCCCGCCTCAACCTCAACGACACCCACGCCTGTGAGTGCAATTAGCGCCCAGTGTCGCGCACGTCCAGCCCAGTATGTCGCCTGATCAACTAGGTCTTTGCATCTTTGGATATAAGTCGGCAAATCAAATCCGAGCATGATTTAAACTCCCATCACTTCGGTGTGCTTTTCTGTTACGTCCGCCTGAAGCGCTTCAAGGTATTCAAGTGTTTCGGGGTCAAGCTGATTAAATTTAACCTTGACGCCAATATCAAAAGTTGGGTCAAGATCAACGCTTACATTCACCGTGATATTTTGTGGTTCTTCTGCCAGTGCTTGCACATAAGTATCTGATTCGGTAGAGCTTTTTAGTCCAGACTTATAAACACTTTGGCGGTAATCGTCAGCATCAAGACAGGCGCACTCACCAGAAACGATATGAACGAAAGTACCACTGCCTGAATCAACCAAAAATCTAATAATTTGAGAGCCGGAAAGGTCAGTGGTTATGGCATCTAAAATAATAACGGACATTTGGCCCAGTGCAGCCATTGCCACGTCAGGTGTGCTTTCTTCGGTGAAATGAGGCGCCTGATGGCCTTCAGATAATTCAACCTTAAGCGTCCATGCCGTAGTATCGATAACTGCACTCGTCTCGGCATTTATAAATGTCAGACGAAACGCCTTACCTTCACCGCGCAAAATTGGAGTAAATTGAATCATGATTTATTCGCCGGATTGGAAGGCGAGACGCGAACATCATTCTGCATCTTCAGCCCTAATGCGTTGTATGCGCTTTTCAGGTGGGTTTGCGCAAGCGCCATATTGTAAGATTCCTCGGAATCCTTATCGAAGCACAGGAATAAAATGTATTCCTTTAACGCTTGGGTGTAGCGCTCATTAACATGAATAGTCACCACGTTCTCGTCATAATCCTTCTTGGTATGGCGCGAATTTGGAAGCATTGCCGACACTAGCTCAATTAGCGAGCCCTCTTGTGCTGGCGGATAAACATAGAACCATTTCGGGTCTCTTTCATCATAAACAAAATGCTGCTGCTCTTTGCTTGCGTTGTGTGAGTGCCAATCAGGAATGAGACGGTCAATACGCTCACGACCAATTAAATTAATCGCTCGCATACTGCCTTCAAGATTTCTGGTGACATCAATAAGTCGCACAGAAAAATCCGGTAGTTGCTGCCTAGTACCCGCAACGCATTCGAACGGTGAATTATCCGTAAAGGCTTCAGGCGCAACACCTATTAGCCAGTCGTAGGATTGGTTTAGATAATCAACCAATTCCGCTACCGTCCAGCGAATACCATCCGTGGTCGTTTCCTGCAGTGTCGTTCTAACCGATTTTAAAAACGTAGAAACAAGCAATGACATAGTTAAACCTCAAAAGGACCGCGAGTGACGCCAGCCCTTCCTAAGCGAGTGACGGAAAATTCATTTCTGACATCCGCCGCAGCGCCAAGCATTTCAGTTTCAAATTCCCTTTTGTAATAGCTACCAAGATTTGGGTTTGACCAATCCTGCTCTGGAATCATCATCATTCGAGCCTTAATGCCCTTTTCAAGACAGTAGCCCCAGCGATCCAGAATGTCGGTTGGTGCATCGCCATTCCCATGGCGCGGCATTAAAATAACGATCAACTCAGCTTCAGTGTAAGACGTTAATGATTCATCAATCTCAATTCTTCCGAGTGCAGTGGATGACCACTCTCCCGGTAATATTGGACGGCCATCAATAACGATTTCAGCAACACCTATTACCATCGTCTCCCTGTGTGGCGACACAAGGCTGTAAGTCGTTACACCATCTTTCAGTGTAATCGTCAGCTCCTCACGGAATGCCAGTGTGTTTTCACAAAACTCAGAAAAAGTAGAGGCTGCAGCATTTAAAACAGTCGGCTCAAGTACGCCGGGTAACTCAGCCATTGCGGCTCTGGCAATGGCAGATAAGTCACTGAAGCTATGGTGAATCATTAATTAGCGCCTATTCAGACAGCTGTGCGTAAGCAGCGTTAAGCTCTTTAGAGCCAAACTCTGGTAGATCTTCACCGAACGTCGCACGTACCGCGTCAATCTTAGGCTTGCCGCCGTCGGTATAATGATCCGGGTTGTTAGAATCAAGACTCAGGATTGCAGACACTAACTTGCCAAGAATCTCCGAATCTTCGCTGCCCTCGTCGTCATCGTCCATCTGTGCAGATGCATCGATTGCCGCCTGTGCACGAGCAAGCTCCGCCTGCGCATGAGCGAATTTCGCTTCTGCGTCTTCTTTTGCTTGAGCTTTTAGCTTCGCTTTAATTTCAGCTAATTGCTCTGCCTTAACGAACACTTTCTTGAATCGCAATAAACGGCCAGCCGCGCGCGGATCGACCGATTGAACATCACCAAAACCATCCCAAACGACGCCGGTACCAGAAATGGTATCGCGCTTAGTTTCTTTGTTGCCGATATATGCAATCGCAACAGGCTTGGTGAATTCATCAAATTTAGCTTCAGCCATGACGGCCTCCATACAAAAAACCCGGCGCTTGGCCGGGTTGGGTTTAGTTGAAAGTTACTTACAGGATCCCGTCGTACTTATACTCAGGCACAACAACAACGCTACCAGTACCTGCAGCATCAGTGATTGTTACCGTTAGATAAGCGCGACCAGGCAGCGAGTAAGGCTTCGCGTCATACGTTAAAGTACCTACAGCCGATGAATCAGCAACCGTCCCGAAGAAATCATCATCATCAGTCGCTTCACCGTCAGGGAATTCAAGACCAACCGTTAAGCCAGTACCTGCACCCATTGCATCACGATATGCTTTCAGACCAAGAATCGTCGAGCCTTCTGGAAGTTCCAAACAACGAACAACCGTATCAGCTGCGTCGCCATCAAAAATAGCAGTGCCTGAAGCTTTGCTGACATTGCCATACGAGCCATTAAAGACACGATTTTTAAGCGTGGCAGAATTTTTAGTAGCCATTTTTTACCCTATGGGCGACCCCTGTCGCCCAGTTTGAGAGGAAGGTTTAACCAGTTAGATTAAGCCGCTGATACCGCAGTATCGACAACCATCACACCCTGATCATTTACGCGACCATTCTTGTCAGCGAAACGAATCTTCGCCTTGCCATCCATCCAGCGACAAGAGATTTCATGCGCGTTGCCATGGTCTGATTTCTCTTCGTGAATACCGACATAACCCATGTCGTCACCACTCTGAGAACCTGCATTACCGAACGCCCAACCAAGCGCCTGAGCACCCAGCAAGACACCGCGATGAATGTTTTCACCAACAGTAACTTGTGTCTCAGTAGCCGCATTGTTGTTCTGAGCAACATTAACTTCAGTGCCCGCCGCAAACTCAACCCAATTGCTATTCATCTTCTTAATCAGGATTCCTTCCCAGAAGTAGCAGTCACCGCTAAAGATCGGATTATTACTGATCGATGCAGTTCTCTTTGATGCCGCTGAGTACATTTCATTCCACTGCTTCGCGCTGGTCGTGGCCTTAAAGTCACGGAACTGGCGAGGAGTCAGATATAGAACGTACATCGGACTCTCGTCAGACATGATGTCGCCCTTAAGGCGAATAGGCTGCATGACCATGCTTTCCTGCTCGTCGATCTTCAGGCGCATATTCTCAACAGTGTCGAGAGTAAACACGTCCGCAGAATCGATGTTGCTTAGCGACGTTGCATCACCGCCGTAGAAGTGGCGGTCATACGTTGGCGCCTTGATCGGGTTAACCAGAATCTCATTGAATTCTGGATGATCAACACCCGGCACAATCAAGTGAGTTGCATTACGAGTACCACGAGCACCGGCAAGGTGGTACATGGTTGTCTCATCACAAAGACGGCTGTAGTAACCACCATTGCCTGCAAGCTCATTACGAGCAATAGCTTTAAGCTCATGCTCTGTACGCTGTTGGGCCATTTTGCCGCCCGGTTCAACCAAGTGTCGGCCCTGCAAGATTTTTAGAGCCATGGTAGATGCAGTCAAAGACTCACCACGACCTGCAATCTTTTTATCACCCATGGTTGGCAATTTATTGAGAATGTGGAACACGTCCATTTCAACTTCATCACCAGCCACTTTTGCAAGGTTAGTAACACGAACAATCGGAGCGCCTTTGCCACTCTGACCACGAGTGCCACCATCTGCTTTTTTGTGACTCATATCAGCCGTATCAACCAATAAATTGGTAAAGGTTGGCTGGCGAGTCATGTCCGCAAATAGCGCACCATTTTGTACAACTTTAGGTTTTAATCCTGCCATGATAGTTCTCTCTATTTAGCAGAAACCCATCAGTACCAGCTCAGCACCTCATCAATCTGAGCCTGAGTCATGTTTGCCATTTCATCCTGAATTTGACCTTCAGACATGCCCTCAAGCCGCTCCTTTAACGACTTTTCAGCCGTAGGAGTTTGACCGATATCAGAGAGTGATTCGGGTACTGATGGATTTACTTTATCAATGATTTCCTTGGCGCGGTCTTTCGCGGATTTTTCCGGAGTTGCCGGGTCGCCAAAGGCTTGTTTTGTGAGTCTTTCCGCTTCGGCAAAGCGTTCTTCAAAGGTTTTTCCAGCCCATGCCGGGGAGTCTTTAAGGCGTTCGTCAATTGACTTGGCCATGTCCCAGCGGTCGGGGTCGGAGGTTTGCCATTTGGCGAGGTCTGGGTTAGCAGAAAGTGCGGCATTAACAGCTGATTGAACCTCAGGGCTTGGCCCTTGGGCTTTCTCAGCAACCTGCTCTGCTTGATTGACGTTCTTTATTTGCTGCTGCTGCAGCCGGAACATCGTTCGCGCATTTTTTGCTTCAATAGAATTGACGCCGTAGTCTTCCTCTACGTCGCGCAAATCTTTCTCGGTAATTGCATCAGGGTCGGAGAATGCATCTTCTACATTTACTCCGTTGCGCTCCATGCGCGTTTTTGCGTTATCGATTGCAGATTGATTTGCTTCAATCTTGCTATTTGCTTCCTGCAAGTCAGCCCTAAGCTGAGCCGCTTCTTTACGCGCAGCTTCTAGCACCGCGTAGGGAATGTCGTGCTCGCCATCCTTACTTTTAATTACCGGGGTTTTTTCGTGGCTGGACGTATCGCCATTGTCATCACCGCTAGGTTCATCTTTCGCTGCTGGTTCTGCTTCAACTTCAGCATCGTCAGTTGCTTCAGATTCATCCTTTTCGGCTCCAACTTCGTCCTCTTCCGAATAACCAGAGGCTGCCAGCGCTGCTTCAATTGCTGCCGGGTCACCACTTAAAATCGCATCATTCAATTCTTCGCTCATTTCTCACCTGTCTGCTGTATCGCTAAGCTGCGTAGTTTTCGTTTGCCTTTCGGCGTTTTGCCGTCACGACCTCGGCTTTCGTGAATTCGGGACACAAAAAAACCCGCACTTGGCGGGTTCGTTGTTGAATTCTTTTTAGGCTGTTTGCAGCCAACTACTAGGAAGCGGCGGAGGCGTCTCTGATTCGCGCTGAATATCCGCAATCATTTCCTGCTGCTTCACTTTTTCTGTTTCGGTTTTGGCTTCAGTTAATTTAGCTTCGGCTTCGGTTTTATTGATTTTCCCAATCAGCTCTTCAAGTTTTAACTGAATATCTTTCATGTGAATATCCTTCAGCATTTCTTGTTCTTGCTGCTGCTTAGCCATGCCTTCTTGCTCTTCCGGCGTCATTGTTTCCGGATCAACATCACCCGTAACCTTCTGAACCAGCTTCATTAAATCAACGCGCTTCTCTTCAGGAATATCTAATTGCTCGACAACCAACCCAAGACCAGCCGCTTGAAACTCCCCGGGTAGCTTGCTAATGAAGTCCATAAGCATTTGAGAAACTTGAGCGCGGTAACCGGCAGACTGCTGAACCTCACCAAGAACAACCTGTGTTTTAGCGTGTGCGATCGCATTGCTAACTTCGCCTTCTTCGCCTTCTTGCTGGTTTAGAACAACTTGCTTGGCACCCTTGCCGAGCTTGCCAGGAACCATGACAGAAACGTTTCTCTTTTCCGTGAGCTCTTCAACTTCATGTGCAAGCACCAGCTCACCAATCATTTGACGAGACATATGATAATTATCATTTATCTCCGCCAGTGTTGTTGCGCCTTGCTCAACAAGAGAATTAATTGCAACGCCAGACTTGGCACCACCTTCTTTCCCGAGGAACGAATCGTAAATACCCGCAACATCCTGAATGAGGGTTTTAGCTTCCTGCATTACTTGGAATTGCTGCCCGCTTATGCCTTGGTCTGACTCAACCTTAAATAACGGCCCATCTTTGCGTTTAGCGCTAAGACCGTTCAATTTAATAATGCCGTCCGCTTGATGGGCTTGCTGGCGCAAATCATTGTCAGTCATCGACGTGGCATCATCATCCATCGTAATGCGCTTGTAATTCAGATCGCCGGTTAAGCGAATTCGTCTGAAATTGATTTCATCTTGCGGGCTAAGCATTGGGCGAGCCAAGCCGTAAGGAATCCCCGTCTCATCTTCACGTGCACCAATAAACGGCACATACGGAAACATATTGCGCGGATGTGGGCTTTCCATGTCAGTGACAAAGTGGGGCCCTATATACCAGCTCAGGCGCAGACTAGGGATTGGACTGCGTGAAATATTGACTCGACCAGAGTTCACCAACGCAACGTGCATTGGATTGTTTTCATCGAACACGACTGCGCGACCATCTTCAGTGCGTAGTACTACGCCGTCTTTCCATACGCGATAATACAGTTCGTAAACTTTCACCATGTCGCGATGGGGAAGTAGCCATTCTTTTTCATCACGAGTGCTGTACTGATATTCGCGATACGCTTGACTTAATACATCACCCTTAACCGCAGATTCATTCATGTCGTAGGACGACCACATACCAAGCGACTGATCGATGATGTCTGCTTTATTTCTGAATGCGGATTTAGCCTCGTCTTTATCTACCCAGCGCTCACGTAGCAGCCAACGACAATTGCTTAAATCGTTGCGAGTTCGCCAATCAAAACTGATTTCATTTCTGTGCACTGGCTGAATTAAATACTTGGACGCCAGCGGATCTTTATTCTTTTTAACTTCGGCCCAGCCAATGCCGCCAACAATTTGAGCTTTGTACGATTCAGCACATGCATTGTTTGCTTTACCAGTTCGAAGCCCCTCATTGACTCGAACATTCAAACCTTCGGCTACGTCTTTGAATTCATCGTCATCGGCCTGCACAAACCAATCGGTACGACTGCGCGCCTCCATGCCCAAAACACCATTAATTGCTGGCTGAATTAAGTTGGTGATCAATATCGGCATTTTTTTAGATTTCAGCGCCTCAATAACCTCAGGCGCTAATTGGTTGCCGTCGTAATACTGATGGCAGCGAGACGCCATGCCTCGCCATTCAGGCTGATAGTCACGCTCTTGCAGTATTCTATTTAGCCGCATTGAGTGCTTAATATTGCTTTCCATCATGCCATCCAGTGATCGGAGTTTGTTGTTTTCACGCTAGCGCCCGGTGTGGGTGGAGTTGTCATTGCTTCAATCAGCATCATTATCAAATACCGCATAGCGTCCATTAAGTGGTCATTCTCTTTCACGACCTTGCCGTTATCGTCGCGACGATAAAGACCTATCTCATGCCAGATACCGCTCAAATTACTGAATATTTTTAATCGACCGGTGGCAAACCGCTCATTGACTGCAAATATTCCGGCTTCCACTGCATTGTCGGCCTTCACTAAATTGAGCTTGTTATTTATGACGTAGATATCAAAAAGATTTTCACCGTCTTTTTGGCTTCGACCTTTGGATGCAGGATCGATCGCACCAATCATCCAACTACCGCGGGCTTTAATTGCAGCCGAGTGTTCAGCGGGAGTTACGTGTCCCATGTAATGCTCTGAATACAGATAAACAACATCGTTATCCCTGTCCCACGCCCCCCAAATAACTGCTGTCTTCTTCCAGCCAACATCCATTCCAAATGCCTTAGGCCAATGCTTCGGCAAAATAAATGGCTTACATTTAAGGTCTTCCGGGTCGTAGGGGTAAATCGCACCTTCACCCAGCGAAGGCTCGCCATCCATTCGGGCTTTTAATTGGTGCGGTTTTAACTTCAGCGACTTAATGAGTTTATTTTTCTGCTCTTCAGTTAGGTGTGGCGCATGTTTCCAGCCAGCCTTAACTAAATAGCGGGGATTTTCTTTATCACCCAGAACCTGTTCTTTGCATGAATCAAGAAACGCAAGAACCAGGTCAGTCAGACCACTTAACGGAGTGAACGTTAGAATAAAAATACCGTCCGTGGTCATCGTTCGAATCAACGCCTCTTCATAAACGTCGTAAGGACACTCCTCATCCATCCAAATGATGTCTTCTTCCGTTCCTTGGAAGATTTTTCGCCCCTGGTCATAAGAGCGAAGCTTTAATATCGACCACTCACCACTTGTGTGCTTAACCGGCACTGAGTCATAAGCATCAGAAACACCCGGCTTAATTGTCGGCTTGCCAAGCAGGTGCTTGGGAATAATCCCAGTACCCCAAAGATCGGTACCGTATTTACCACCAAGCAATTTCTTTTGAATAATGTCCCGCGTTGTCTGGTTCGTATCACCCGCCGCCAGCGCAGCAACGTTCCGATTAAATCGCTTGCCATCCCACCATTCAGGATAAAGCCCAGAAAGGTGCAGATAAATTTCATAGCCGCCCGCTTCGGTTTTACCAACGCGGTTACCGGCCATGAATAGCCGTTCAGAGTGATAAGCGCCCGCTGTAAAAAATTCGCAGTGCTTCGTGTACCGCTCTCGACGAAATTCACCTTTATCAGGAAACAAATCAACAACGCGGTTGTACCTGTTCCGTCGGTCTCGCTCTTCACATAACGCGAGTAATTCTAATTTTTCCTCACGACTAAGATGATGCAGATGCGGTAAGTCTTCTGATCCGCTCATCTAATTGCTCATCTGTTAGTTTTTGTTCAAAAGGCTTGTCTTCTTTCTCAGCGTCCATGTTGAACGCTCGGCGCTCGATCTTGACTATTTTCTCAAGCGACGTTGTTAGTCCTGTCGCCGCCTTGGCCAAATAATCGAGAGGAATATCAATCGTTATCGGCCCGTCGTTCGTATCGACCGTGATATTGCCCTTATCCAATTGCTCATCCATTTTGTTGAGCATTTTTCCAATAATGCTTCTGCATGATGCGGCGTAGGATCGGTGCTGAAATACAACGCTTGCAGCCGTCATTGCGGCGGCATTGATAATGTCGTCGTCACTTGGACGATCCACCGAAGACTCTTCTTTGCCAGCAATTAAAATATCTTTAGTCTTATCTTTGACTTTTTTGCTGAGGTCTTTTGTCCAGCCTTCGCGCTTTGCTCGCTTGCTAATCGTTCCAGTCTGAGGGCCGTGCATAGTCTCAAGTTGACGCAACGAGTACTGGCCAGTGCGATAGTCTCGCTCAACTGCAGCCCAGTCATAATTACGATTTTTCATAAACTCACCAATAAAAAAGCCCTGACGTGGGCAGGGCTTTTAATCTCTTTAATTTTGTCGCTCGTCAGCTTTCAGAGTCCGATTCCCTGAGCTGTGTCCCGACAATACTCCACGTTACGGAAATAAATCAGCAGCGCGTGAATGTCGCGCTCCTTTAAAACAACTTCATCATCTAGCGCAGGTGGTAATGCTGGCACTTCTGGCAAGCACCGGCTAACCATCATCACATCATCAACCGACACTGATTGATCATCATCAATCGGAAGAATTAGATCCTTCGCTGTCTTTAGTGTCGCGCACCCGCTCACGGAGAAAGCGCCTATTCCACCGACCAACAGGATCATCATTGATTTCTTCGATATCATGGCGATACATATCCTCTTTTTTTGTTTTGATAAATGAACTGAGCAGACTGATAAACTCAGAAATAGATTTTATCGCTGCAACAAACCCGGTATTCACTTTAGTGCCCGATCAACTAAGTTGCGGTCAATCTTAAGCCCTGACGTTTGCTTGGCCCTGAAAACTTGCAGTGCAAACAATTCCAGCAGCTTATACGCTTTCCCTAGCAGCAAATTGTCCCGAGGCGTCGGCGTTAGGGAGACTATGATCGAAAACACCGGCACCAGCAGATAGAGCGCGGCGATAACTCGCTCAAATGTATTCAGCACAGACCACAATCCAATGACCATCGTCATAAAGTCGATATTAACCGCGGCGGGTAATGCTTCTTCCGCGAATACAGGAATAGCGAGCACGGAAAGTACCAGTGCCAATAATACTGTTAGGAGTTTCATGTGATTTCCTTGGTTTTTTTACTTAAGGGTTAGCTTTCTACAGATTCGCAGGCGTTAAGAGCGTCATCGTGGAGCTTTTGCTTAAGTGCGTAGCCTTCTAGCTCCCAGACTTGGCTTTGCGAGTTATCAATCGCAACTTTTTCACCAATTTCTGCGTTATCATTTTCTGGAGAAACGCTACAAGAGGGCTTACCAACAACCGCAAAGCCGTTTTCCATTGTCAACACAGCCCAGCGCAACGTCTGCCCTGTTTTTGTAACATGCTTAACAATTTCCACATCTGCAATTTTTTTGTGTAAGCCGTCGAGAGTGACGCGAGGTGCATTTAGCCCTTTCTCTTCAATTTCTTTTTCAATGTCTAGGTCTTTCATCATCTTACCCTAATTATTTTGTTTCAAGCTCATACAGCAACACGCACAAATAGTTTGTTGTAATGTGCGGTTCGTTTTGGCTTCTTTTTTTAATTGTGACTACCGGCCTCTTCATTGAGATAGCGCTTCCATCTGAAACGGGCTGCCATTCTCCATTCCAAACACCTTCACTACCCCTAAGCTCTTTCAACGCGGAGGCGAATAAATCAATGTGATCTTCAAGGTTATAATCCTCAGTCATCACCAATTCGATTTTTTGAATTTTTTGCTTGGGCATTAAAAATGAACTCCCCTGAAGAGTGCTTTTTGAAGTCATCATCTTGCCCCTGCTAATAAATTAATCACATCCAGATTCGGACGCGGTGAAATTGTATTTCGAATGCCGTCTTTATCCTGCAACCAGATAATAGGATTACCACTCGCACTCGAACGAGTATCTAAGTGCAGCATGAGCGTTGGCTTATCGTTCAGCACCTTATCAAAATAAATACCGATACCGCCGAAACCGCAGCGAACTGCAATGAGTAGCGCATGGATTGGATCGCAGTTAACAAACACATCACCCGCGCTACTTAATCGCATATTGCCGTCACTGCCAATGAAATGCTGACTCGTAACGCTACCATCCGTGCGAATCCAGCCACCCTTAACCGGCGACGGATTAACCGTGCACGCTAACTGAACGCGAAAGAACTCTAATTTATAAATAAAATCCGGAGACATCTTCTCAAGAACGCCCGCCGGAAATTCACCCGGCGTAAAATTCTCAATATCAGACCAGTCAATGATTTGTTTCATGTGAATGCCTTGTAAATTCTTAGCGCAGTACCAATCAGGAAGCACAGCGGAATTACCGTTAGCGCCATTCCTACCTTTGCAACAACCCCAGCATCATAAAATTCTTCATTCTTATCCGCTTGCCATGCTTGTCGGCAATGATTAGGCCCATCGAGCGGCTTGAATGAGTAATTGATCAATCGCTCCTGAGCAACCCAGAAGCTATCCGATCCACGCGCAGCAAAATAACCAGTACGCGCAGAAATGGTCGAGTCAGGATTTCCGCGGAACACTGCATTGCCGGATTGATCGAGTGACAGCAGCAGGTTGTGAACATACCCGTTCTTTTTGAGCTGTTTGAGCTGTTCGCTCATACTGCCTCCTGTTCGTTTCCCAATTCAGTTGATTCAGCCGCGGCAGCTTTGCGCATGGCGATGATCATGGCGTCGATTTCTTCCCAGCTCATCGGCAACGTTCGCTCGTGATATACGTCGTTTCCGTCAGTGTGCTCAAGCATCGTGCTGAGTAACTTAAATTCATCATTGCTTAAGTAGCCTTCAGGCGTAACCGGGGTGCCGTCCTCATCTTGAAACTCAAGGCCACGCAACAGCCAGACGGTTAAAGGTTGGCCATTTTTAGTAACGTCCACAGGGATTGGCGTGTGATTAGCACGCGGAATAACTGATTCAGCAATTAAAATAGAATACGTGTCCGCAGCGCGGCGGGTGGAAATACTCATGATGCTATCTCCAGTTTGCGACGGAAGCTTATGTTGCTGATTTCTGCGCCTATCGCGACGTTAGAATCGAACCATAAACCAGCCTTTGGAACCGCATAATCCCAAAGCACACGCCCCGCATTGGGCACCGTGAGAAATTGATTTCCGCCCGCAGGATTTTGCGTGTACAACCGCAAGCCACTACCGGAATAATTAAAACCGACTTGATAAGTACCGGGAACCGAAGCATTCCCAAAGTTTTCACCCAACGGCCCCCAGGCATTAGAGTCTTTTGTGTACGTACCATTGCCGTCGTAAGTCCATGACACCGAGCCGTTGGACGTAGGCCCAAATAAGTTTTGAACGCCCAACCAATAGTCCCACCAACGTTTTTTCTCAATCTGCATCCAATCTTCAGGCAATGCGTTTTGCAGTATGACGCCTGACCATTCGCGGATTGATACTGATTTAATCTGGGACAAGCTACCTTGCTCACGTAAAACGATCCAGTGTGTGGTGCTTACTGCTTCAAAGACAATCTCATTCAAACCCACCGACAGGAATCCATCTGTGGTTGATACTATTGACAGGTTTACACCGCCAGTACTGGAGTCAGCCAACAGAAGGTAGGAGAGGCCCACCGTTTCGGTATCAACTATTAACTTGTAAGATTTGCCTACAGTCAGGCCGGTGATTTGCTGCCTATATTCTGCTCTATTGGAAAAGTCGTCCCCATTTAAAATGGCGCACCCACCTTCTATAGATACGGAACCAGATCCTGTTGATTCATCCGACCAGTTATCCGGTGTTAAAAAGTAACCATTCGTAACCAACTCAGTCCCCGACGCCACCGCACGATTACGCTGGTAGTCAGAGCTGGATTCATCAAACGGCCCATTCAGAATTAAATTATCATCAACCCACCCTAATAAACCAAATGGTATGCCTGTGAATCTAGTTCCTCCGAACACAAAACATTTATCAAATCTAATTGCATCAGAAATAACAGTTGTACTAATTACGTTGCCATTAATTAAGGCAGAAACAGTATTATTAGATGACCGATTTAGCTCAATCACACAAAGCTTGTTATCCATCGACTGACTAGCAACAACCTCCCCTGCGTTGTGGTAACTACTACCTAACTGATAAACAAACTCGCCACTTGCATTTATATTTACACGCGAACGAGGCAACCCTAGCGCTTCATAATCTGCAAGATCCATTAAACCATTATTTGTAAACGAGGATGAGTACACTATCCACTGCAGCTTGAAAGGCGTATCAGAATCCACTAAAAAATCATCTGAAAACTCACCCCATTGAGTGCCGTTAAGCTCAAACACTGAACGCTTCAGGTACTCACGATAGCCGTCATCCCCAGGCACGAACGGCTTGCGTATCGCTGAGCGCATGGCGCTGTGCTTGATCGCGGACTTAATCACTGACTGCTAACGCTCACTGAATAATCAACGTTCGTCACCGTCGGAGTAACAACAACGTAATCAATTGCGCCCGCGTCCAGTTGAATCATCCCGTTTTCAGAGACTATGTTTTCAGATTCGGCGCCAGGGTTAACTCTATTTGTTGAGCTATCAAAACCGTAGGGCACAACAGTAATCGTAATATCGCCAGTCGCGCCGGAGAAATACAATGTGTGCAGTGACGATCCGTTTGCAACCTGAATTAGTTGCTCACCCTGAAGCCCGTTTTTGATTTGTTTCTTTTGGATATCAGGCATTGTCATTGCTCCCGCGAGACTGTCTGTCAGTCAACACTGCAATATCCTTGTCGTGTTGACTAATTATTGATGCGTGCTCATCAAGTCGTGTCTGATGTCGAATGTGCTGCTCGTCATGCGATGAGAGTTTTGATGAAACGATGCCGTAAATGCGTCCAAGTCCAATGAGCTGCATAGCAAATGTTGCGAACAACCCTCCAACCGCTACCAGCGTATTTGTATCGACGTTTTCGAGCATGCTAAATCCCAGACGCAAAAAAGCCCGGATCAGATTTAACTGCCGGGCTGTTTATGTATTTATATTCGTTGAGGTCATTTAAGACCAGTATGACAAAAAGTTACTCTAGCTGCGCACTGGTGTCAACACTCTGTTTTTAATTTGCTGCGGAAGTATGCAAGAGGTGTTGAAGTTGATAGCAGGCAATTCGCATTAATTTTAAATTATTTCCCTGTTTGTGTGTACAAACTAAAATAAAGGTGTATAGTTATTTACATGGAAGGCAACAACGCCAACCAGCCGACCAAGCGGGACTTGGAATAGAAAGCGAGAAAAATCATGACTACAATCACTATCAACGACCTACCAAAATCATGCGCCCTAACAAAAATTGAGCTTTGTGGCGATCATGAAACTATCATCGAATTAGTTCGCAGCGTCACCACATACCCAACAATCAAAAACAAATCTGGAAATCTTGAGCTAGACGCTAGCAAAAAAGACATTGCAGGTGTTTACAACGCGGTATTTGCACACAATGATCGCGTCAAAAAATCAGAATCCAAGCCATCTACAACTCAAACCACCGAAAAACCAGCAGAGCGCTATGTTGAATTACTCGCTACCGCTGAATTTGAGAATTTAAACCACGGTCGCGCTTGGTATTGCTCTGAGCTAGACATTGAAACCAAAGGCGCCTCTCCTGCATGGGAAGGCGAGCAAATCTGTTACGTTTATCCAAACTAATTAATAGGCGGGGTAACCCGCCAATCGGAGAATCAGAATGATTAAATATAGTGTTGTGAGCGAAAAACAGGATGTTGGCGGCGATATTATCGAAATATTTAGTGTTGTTGACGACGATGGAATGCCAATCAATGACGGGCATTTTACCGTTGAGTCAGATGCAAACTACGTATCAGAGAAAATGAATACAGGTAAATTTGGCGGAGACGATGTGTCGAATTTATGCAAATTAATGGATAGCTGGATAATCTGCTAGAAAAAATCCCCACATAGTGGGGAACGGAACTACTTAGAAACAGACATTCTATGTCTATGTGGTTCATCCCCGCAAAACGGGGAACTGCACCCTCACGGGCACGCTCATAGCAACATCAATTTACATGGTTTTTTTAATCTGTCAATGGGTAATAAAATGAAAAAATCAACGTTAGATAAGTATTTGGCATTCGCCAGCCCTCTCACTGGCTATGGCCACGACTTCTACTTTAATGGTTATATCGCTGGCCTCAATGCCTACTATGCGCGCCTAAAGCAGCTAAAAACGCTGGATAAACACGAAGCCGAGCTTGAGCGTGCTCGCATGGTTTATCCGACCGTTGAGTCGGCAGACGGTATCTCAGACGGGCTCGATGGCCGCCCACCTTCGGGTTACGTCCAAGAGCAAAGCCACTTAGCCGGGAATGATCATGCTGTTAAAGATGCCGAACCACGCGATAATCGTGTGATCATTCGCTGCAGTACGACAAATAAAACGCGCTGGGATGCCCACAAAAAACCATCAGAATCCCGCGCTGATTTTATCACCCGTGTGCTGAATGCCTACTGCGACAATCAATAAGCACCAATAACAAGCAAGGGCTGAGAGTTCTACTCAGCCCTACCCTAACCTTTATGTCATTCAGAACGGAATATCATCGTCAAAGTCATCAAAGTTATTGCTTGGCTGCTGCATTGGCGACGGCTGCTGCACAGGCTGCTGGTAATTCCCTTGTTGAGGTGCTGACTGCTGAGCTGCACGCTGAGGGCTTTGCATTGATTGTGGTGCTTGCTGTTGAGGCTGCTGGTAACTTTGCTGCTGTTGAGGTGCCTGCCTAGGTTGTGGGGCTTGTTGTGGGGCTTGTTGCTGATAACCACCCTGCTGTCCGTCACCCTGCTGTCCACCGCTCTGCGGTCTACTATCCAGCATCATCATGTCGTTACAGACAATTTCAGTCGTGTAACGCTTAATCCCGTCTTTTTCCCATTCGCGAGTGCGGAGCTTGCCTTCAAAGTAGGCACGCGAACCTTTCTTCAGGTACTGCTGACAGATTTCTGCAAGCTTGCCGTATACCGTAATGCGGTGCCATTCAGTCTGCTCGACTTTTTGACCGGTCGCCTTATCGTTATAGCTTTCATCTGTTGCGAGAGAGATATTTGCAACCGCATTGCCATTCGGCATATAACGGACTTCTGGATCGCGACCCAGAGTACCGATTAATGTGACTTTGTTTACTGATCTGCTCATTTTTACTCACCTTTCGTATTTATCCTAGCCCTGCCAGGACGGTTATCGTCATGTATAGATTATTCGATTTTCTATACATAACACTTCAGAGCGCGGGACGTTCCGCCCGCGTCCATTCTTGTTATTCGTGTTCGGTGATTTCCGAACACTTAAACGTTTTTTTGCCAACATAGAACGACCCTTGACGCTCGCACTCTGTAGCTATTGTCGAATGTGCCCACTCCCAGCCTATCCATACGCCGAAAACCAGCATTAACAATGCGAAGAACATTTTCATCACCTCTCCGAATAACAAACATTTGAATCGTGGACTGTCGCTACGCTCCAGCCCATTAAAATCTGGGTTATAACTCTTAATGGCATTCACATAAGCCGCCATTGTAATCATAAGCACCTTCATACTGCTCACCGTTATAGTGCTCTCCAGCCTCGCCATACCAATCTTCGCCGTTACCGCAGCAATCACACACTTGAACATCGTGCTCAGGTGTTGCCGCAATCCATTTAAGAATATCGTCTTGACTCATTGGCTCTTCGGTTTCCGGTAATTGCTCGTAATTTAAGAATCCAGTCCCAGAACATCTAGTACATATTATCGCCATACTTGCCTCCAATTAATCCGTTATAACAAAGTATTGCAGCGGACAAACCGCTGACTACGGGGTTATGCGCTTGGTAAACCTTCAAAATCGTCAATATTACCATTAAAAACTGTAGTCGAACCCTTGTAACCAGCTAGCTTTTGCAATTTTGCGTATGCTTCTAGCCACGGTTCGTGATTATAAAAACCCCAGCCATTTTCTGTTCTATGACCTTGTGAGTGTAATCCCCAATCCACTTATCCAACGGACGTAGCGACTGGTCATCAATTTTGCTGATTTCCGACATAATGATTTGCCAAATATATTTCCACTGGCGCGACCAATTTCTAGTATCAATATTCCGGTCGCGGGAGGCCATTAATCGACCAACTTCATTCACTTGGCTCGACGATAGATCCATAGTCTTAGGCGTTTGACCTTCAATCGCTGGTGATATTGACTCTCTGTAGTGGCATAGAGCGCAGTAGATTAAGTCCATCATCGCTGCACGCCTCTCTGGCGGCGTGCTTGGGTGTTGCTGTTGCAGATTTTTCATACAGATTCGATACAGATGGTTTTGTATCTGCATGACATCAGCATGACTCGCCTCACCCTCTGGCTTGTAGAGTAAATTTCCCAGCGCACGGCAAAACACGGGCAACCTGTTAATCTCTGAGCGCAGGTGCATTTTTTGTTGATCACACCATATTTGGGCTACGTTTGAACTGAAGCCCCCGAAGTCGGCATTCGCGACCTTGGTCTTTTTCCAATCTCCAGACATTGCGCTGGACGCATTCGATTTTATACCGAGCTTTGCCGTTTCAATACATGAAGACAAGGCCGAGTCGGCACCGTAGAAATATATCCAGTGCCACAGGTTTCGGGCTATTAGTGGGTACGGAAGGCTTCGAGTAGTATTAGTCAAGGTGCAGCTCCTCTTTCAGTTTTTTCCAGCGAGCGTCACACCAGCGGCGCACGATTTTTAATTGCTTCGCGTCCCGCGTGAAATTCGGTTGCTTCCGTTCGAGATAGCTCATACGTTTTTCGTATTCTTCTATGCCTCGGCGTCTTTTAAGGCCCTCTAAATATCCACGACTGTTTTTATTGCCGGTAATATTGCCGGAAAGGCCTTTGTTGCAGTAACGATTGCACTGCAGCTCAGTGTTGAGCGTGTTAAATCTCAATTCCTCATGAGCACCTACGGTCTTCAAGTGACCGCAGGCAAATTCACCAAGAGCATAATGGTCCGCGATTTTTGAGCAGCTAATGCACGATGGTGCTTTGCAATCATCTAAAAGCTCTTTGTACCGCTCTAACTTGATCATCCGGTTGAATGAAATCTGAGTGAGCTTCAACTGCTTTGAGACATCATTGTCGTAGTAATCTCGTTTTTTACGACCAGCCTCCTTTTTCTTTTCAGCCGCCTTCTTTTTCGTGACTCGCTGAACGTAGCAATCCAAGCCTTGGCGTAACTTTTCACGCTCTTTCTTAAGGGCTTCCAGTCCAAATTCTTCCATACAGCTAAAGGAATAGAATTTCTTTTTGTGATAGATGGTTGTGCTTGCCGCAGCCGTAGGGATGGCTCTGTCGCAACCGCATTTGCAACGTCGGGTCATAGCTCACCGCCCTTAAGACTCTTTATGAGCTCATCATATGAAAACGCCGAAGGCTTTAGATCTTGGCGAAAATTCAAGCCCGATGGGATTTTGTTGATTTCTATCGGTGGCATTTTGGCGGCGGCGAGCTTATCAATTTCATCTCGGGAGTAGTCAATGCCAAGGAGAATATCTGCCTGCCCCTCCAGTCGCTGCATTTCAGCAAGCAGAGCATCCAAATCAAAAAGAGCCGACCTTTCGCAATTCGGACGCTCCCTAAAAGCTGCCTCAAACGCCTCTATTCTTGCCTCCGTTTTCCGCAAATCTTCAGCCGCTTTAATCAGCGGGCTTTGCTTAACTGTTAATTTTGAAATCACCAACCAAAAAAAATAAAGAACCGATAAAGCAAGGAGAAAAATCGCCCAAAAGTTAGTTATTAATTCCCAAATCATTCAGTCGCCCCCTTCTTCTGCATTAACTGCGCTAAATACTCACGTTCAGCCGCTACTTCCCGCTCCCGCTCTAATGGCCACTTAACACCCATTTCAACGCCCTGCGCGTAGATGAATTCGATAAATTGCGAATATTCCTTCCTGTTAAAGTCCTCCGTACTAGCCCTAAGGCTAACCATCCTTTCACCATCTATGGATGATGTGACCCGGCTAGGATGTTCCAGCCAATCACCCATACCTATCAGGTCTTTCTCAAACTGATCAACAAGCTTCGCCTTCCATATCTGCAACTCAAATTTTTTACCATATACAGAAACCTGCTTAGAGATTTCTCCAATTAAGCTATGTGCTTTTTCGCGTTGCGCTCTCGTTCGGCTTGGACGACGAATCAAAACCGACACACCACCACTCAGGAGCATCTCAATAACAAATGCTTTAATCGCTGCCATTGCAGCTCTAGCGTTAGACTGATCAAAATTAAATTCTCTAGCCACGTCTTTGATTCCTATATTCAGAAGCAACGGCATGAAGATACTCATTCGCAATTCTTCGGCCTGTGCGGTTTTTAGCTGAAAACTTCTTTTCGTATTCCAGAGCAACTTACTGTTGCTTACTTTTTGGAATTACTGCCATTCGAGCGGCAATCCAAGATCGGTCAGATTCGTTCTTGCCCCGATAGTGATAAAAGCGAGGCATGATCAAGCTGTTGGTATCGACGCTCACGCAACTACCCGCTTTTCGTACTTCGTCACATAGCCAGACTTACGCATTTCAGCGTCCAGTTTCTGGGCGTATTTTTCGGCTACTGAGCGAATTCGTGTTCGTTCGCCGCCCAATAGTGCCCAGCCGTCTTTCTTGTGAAGACCAATGACAATTCCTCTCCCAGAGGTAATGTCCTGGTTCATATTGCTCACTTCGTTTCTGTCTGCGTACTCTCGACTCATGCAACACCTTCCCGGTCGGAAGTAACTTCGTCGATGCTCGTCAGATCTTCCGCTATCGAATCCAGTACTTCGCTAATGTCGTCCTTCATAATTTCCGAGAGACGGCGAACAACGGCAATTTTCAATTCCTTCTCAGAAATACAAATAGGCAATGGCGCTGCAAGCTTGCTTTCGACTTCGCCTATACTGCGCAATACGGAATTAATTTTGTCGTCTGAAGTTGCTGTTTTTGCTGAATTTACCACTGCCAATTCCTCTTTAAGTTTGCTTTTGTCGAGAACTAAAACTTCAGGCTTGCGGGCTTTTGGCATTGCCTTTGGTTTTTTCTTTTTAGGTTTAGGCGCCTCAATGACGACTCCCTTGAATTTCGCAATACCTTCTCGCGTTGGTCGATAAACATGCAGGCCATCACGAGAAATTAGCTTTTCGGTTACCAGCTCATTGATTGCCCGCGTAAATGCATTGCCCATCTCTACACCAATACACATAGCAATATTTGCAAGCCTGGCCTTTTCGAGTTTTATCAACGCTTGCAATATTGCGCTTTTCATTATTTGGCTCATGCGTCCCAATCACTCACTTTCTGCAACTTCTCGTCGCGATATTCTTCCGGCTCGCTCGCACTATCACGACGAACCCACGTCAGGTGTTGGCTAGACTTGGTAATGACGAACGCTTGCGCCCCATCGGGAAGCTTCACGCCATCCCCTGCTTGAAAATCAGTTCTCATAAAGACTCCATTAGGCTGCGTATATTTCTCTGAGCGCGGTTTGGCTCCGTAGGCTTGTGCATCAAGCATTCAGAATCGCGCAACGGTTTAAACTCATTCCACGGTCGCCCAGACTTCCAGTGCTCAATTGTTTTAAGCCGTGCAGAAATAATCATTTCCGTAACGTACTGAGTGTTTTTTCTGCGAGCCTCACCTTGATCCATGATCGACCAAATGTGATACCCAGCGCCGGTTAGGCGCGTTCGGGGAATTCGGATTTTCGTTAGAATTAAATCAATCGCATTTTTTTCGTTTGGAATACCAGCGCTTATCGCGGCTTCATCCCAGCACCATTGGCAAAACTGTCCGGCGGCAGGTGGACGCACCCAGCCAGTGGCTCTCGCAGCTTTTAATCCGTGCTCAATGAGCGGGTGTGAATTAACACCAAACTCGATCATGGTTTGCAGCCAGACATTGCGAATGCCATTAATTTCGTCCGCTGAGCGGTATAGTTCCCGCCACTTCGGAAAAATCAGGGTTATCTGAGTAATCAACCAGTTCACCAGTTTCGCGTCCTCCTGCGTCGGCTGAATCGCTGAAGGGGTTTTTACCGAAGTCCTTGAGCCAGTCTGTGGATTCGAGCGCTTCGCGCTGGTCAGGGCCTGAATTGAATTGCTGACTTGATCCATTGCCGTTACCTCGTTGATTTTTAATATTCTGGTGCTGCACCCAAGCGCGCTGAGTCGATTTAAAAAATGAAGTTTCGTAATTCCCGCCAAATGGTTTTTTATTCGCGGTTAGCCAAAATCCAACAAACTCAGGAATGCAATCACGAATAAATTCCTCAGGGATGTTCAGCATTAAAATTCTTTGGATCGTTGTTTGTTCGGGTTGCCAGCGCTCGGTCAGCTCCTCAGGAGAAGTAAATTCCTGAAGAGGTTCAGATTCAAAAACTTTTGCCTGTTGTTGTAGTTGTTTATTCCCTTCCCCTTCCCTTTCCCTTTCCCCTTCCCCTTGATAAAGATCGTTACGCGTGGGCGACGCGTCATTCACGCGTGAAGTATTGGTTAAATTATTAGTATTCATGGGGTCTTCAGCGTGCTGCGCTTCAACTTGGTCGGCAGAAGGAATGACCGATGCCTTTTCTCTGTTATTGACAACTTGGTGACGTGAGAAAGACGGAATGCACCCATAGCCTTTGCCCTGAACCGTGTACTGAAAAACAAAACCACGCGTGGCTAACGCGTCAAGCACGCGTGAAAAGTCAATTTCATCGTATGGCATTACATCTAATTTTAATTGTCTAGGTCGCCACTCAAATCGACCCTCTCTGTCACAACAGGTAAACAAACCTATAAATGCAAGACGCAGCGGAAGCTCGGTTTCTTTTTCCGCTTCGAATAAATCTTCATGTCGAAACAATTCAGGCTTCACCGTTCTGATTCTGGCCATTAATACAAACCCGCAAAGTCGCTTAAAAGTAAAAACACATCAGTACCTTTTCAGGGCCTTAAAAAAACAATTACTAATTTCAAATAAATTAGTAGATAAAATATGGCGCGCCCGGCAGGGTTCGAACCTGCAACCCTCAGCTTAGAAGGCTGATGCTCTATCCAATTGAGCTACGGGCGCAAAATACGTTACGTGATCGACTAAAACCCACGCGCCTGACTAAATCATTCGTGTGTGTAACGCATTGAAAAGCCACCCCTCAAAGAATGCACTCGGTACGCCTTGCTCCCGCTTTTAACGGCAAGTACACTCCGGAGTGGCTTATCAATACGTCCTCTGCTGTACTGCGCTAGGCAGAGGCTCTAGCTTGGGGAAGATTTAAGGATTCATGGCAATTCTCCAGTTGATTAACTTTTCTTCTATGGTTCGAATGAGGATTGACCTCTAGCACCCAGAAAGCCCGCAGTAGCGGGCTGAGATTTATGCTTTAAAAAGTCCCCGCCGGAGCGGGGCAAGGAGTCCGCCCTATGCGGAATGCACCAACCTGCAATGGGTTCTCTTTGTTACATCTACATTTTCACGCATAGATTTAATTTCGCTTTGCAATGCAGAAAGCAATTCAGACGAACTTTCAGCGCCTTTAATTTTTTTTCTCAAAATATTGAGAATTTCTGCTTCACTTATTCCAAAGTGCGCCGCAATAACGTCTAAGTCAGACGAATATTCAGTCTTAATTCTCCCAGTCATACTCCCTCCAGATTTCGCGGCCCTAATTCTGACCTTCTGTTATTTTTTTAAATCAATAAGCTAGTGACTTACCGCAATATTTCCGGAGTTACTTTCTAAATGCTGCTTATCAATCTCTCGACGAAGTGCGCGGATAGAATCTTGAATATCAAGCTGCTCAAGGCGCTGATCCAGAATAATGTTTTGCTGCATACTGGAATAGCGAACGCCATAGCGATCCAAACCCTCACGAACAAGCTCGCCAATCAGAGTTCCAGCCTGAGTGCCCAGCGCATCAACCAAAACACAAAGGCGCTCATCGTCATATTCAGAGAGGCGGCACTTTCTACCGTCGCCAGCCTTAACTTGCTTTCGGTCTTTGTATGTCATCAGTGCTGCCTTTTTTTGGAGTTGCCTTTAGCGCCCCACCCGTCAGTGCTTCAATTTGATATTGACGCCCCAGTGGTGGGTATTCGCCCCAGCTTGATATTGTCGTGTGCCAGCAGCCGAGAGCCTCGGCAATCTTTGTTTTTGTACCAAAGTGCTTAACGACTTCTTTAGTTTTCATTTCTCTACCTTTGACAGTATTTCGTCAATTCTATACACAGCACTCTGTCAATGTCCAACATTACAATGATAAATAATTGTCATTAGGAGATTTTATGTCGTTCAATGATCGTGTTAAGCAGAGACGAAAGGCGCTGAAGCTCACACAGCAAGCGGTTGCTGATAAAGTTGGCATTTCACGCAGCGCGGTCAATAGTTGGGAAATGGGTGATCATATTCCGGGGGGCAAAGCTGCCATGGCCCTTCCGAAGGTTTTGCAATGCTCCTGGGAGTGGCTAGAGACCGGCAGGGGAAGTCCAGAGGTTATGATTGCCAAGCTGGAAACGAATGAGCATAAAGTGAAGCTGGTACCACTCCTTGCCAAATCAGAAGTAATCTCTTACCTGGAGGGCACAAAAAACCCTGATCAATTCCTATCAGAGTCGCTATCTCTCTTGCCAGCAATGTTGAATGGATCAGATCAGTGTTTTGCTATACGGGAGGATTCGCCGGGAATGACCCCTAGAATAATTCCTGGCGAATTAGTGATAATCGACCCAGAACACGGAGGCGTTCCGGAATCCGGCGGCGAGTGGGCGTTTAATATTGATGGGCAGTTAACTATAGGTGTTGCAAGATGGACGCCCCGAGGGCTGATGCTGTCATTTTACAATAGAGAGCCGGGGTGGGAGCCGGTGAATATTGGTAGTGATTTGGCGCTAGGAAAGATTTTGGCATCTATCCCAGCGCCATGAAAAATTACTATTCGTAGCCAGTGCACGAATTTTCACTATCGCAAATTTCTAGTCTATTCGTTGTTTTTGCATACGTCCCTGCATGATTAAGCTCGTTACAGCCGGGGTCGCCATTTGCAGATGAGGCATAAGAGTAGATGCAGGTATTGATGTAATACGTTCCTTGATTCTGATTTCCTGAAACTCCGATTCTACAGTTGCACTGAGCGCCATCATCATAAATAAAACTCAACTCCCTGTACCCGCTAAACGATGCGCCGCTCAAATCGAGCGTTGTCGTCTTATCCGCGGACTCTGTCCACAAGCTAAACAAATCCTTTTCTGATTCGCTACCAGAAGAACCCCCGCAAGCGGCAAGAAAAGCACACACGGCAATAGTTAAGAAAATCTTCATACCCACCTCCAATTTGTTGGTTGTCCCATATTAGCAAAAATAAATGACTAAATACTGTCAAAACTGTTTGACAGTTTACCGTCGTGCGTATAACTTTAAATCCACATGACGAATAACTGTCAATAAGGAGCACGACATGGGTAGACATTTCTTTAGACCGGTTCGCGGTAGTCAGAACTTCAGTTCAGATCAAGACCACTCTGAGCTGTTAACTGACGCACTGAACACGCTACTAAACGGCGACGAGCTGGTTACTCATGTTGCCACTCACTCAATGAGTGATGTTATGCAGCGCCTGCATGATAACGCTGATGACAGCACGAGTCTTGAGAGTGCACTTGTCAGCCTAAACACCGCCGACCTAAACGGCATTGACTTTCTAGTTGCAAAAATTCGCGAACTTCAGCGCCGTACTGCAAACGAGTACATCGACGAAATTGCGGCTGAGCTTATTGAAGCTAAAAGCGTAAGTCGTGCTCAAGAGGCTGCCGAAATGCTAGTAGAGCAACGTGAAATGGATCGGGATTACCACTTGTGAGTAAGGCATTTGAGGACGCATTTAATGAAATCTTTAAAAATAATTCAGGGCAGAAAGCCAGCGGGCCGGTTTCACAGAGCGCCGATATGGGTGGCACGACTGATACACGAAGACGGAACAAAAGAAGAGCTATCGAGCAGAACCCCAATTGGGTTGAACGCCCTTTTGCAACGTCGAATAGATCAAATTAATTCAGGAGAAGTGGCATGAATCAGGCTGTTAGATTGCACGAAGAAGCAAAAAGTAAATCCATTCAGGGCTGGTACGAACAATACCCGGATTTGGCCATACGTGGAATTGATGAGCAAATTTGGAACGCCTTGTCTGCAACGCTTTACCCGGGCGCTCAGATGCAAAGCATTCTGATGGCTTGGGATTACTGCGCAGCCAGAAAGTTAGACATTATGCTGAAGCCTGTTCATTTAGTGCCAATGAGCATTAAAACCGGAATGAAGGATAACGCTGGAAAAGATATTTATGAAAGTCGTGATGTTCCAATGCCGGGAATTGGGCTGTATCGAATTCAGGCAAGTCGCACAGGCGACTACGCCGGGTCGAGCGAGCCGGAGTTTGGCCCTGCCGTTACTCACGAGTTCGCGCACGAATACAAAGGCAACGCCACAAAAAAGAAGGTCACGTTTCCGGAGTGGTGCAAGTACACCGTTCAAAAGTTAATTGGTGACCGAATTGTTAGCTTCTCTGTTAAAGAGTTTTGGCTAGAAAACTACGCAACGCAAAGTCGATATTCAGACCTGCCAAACGCGATGTGGGAAAAGCGCCCCTATGCTCAGCTAGCTAAGTGCGCAGAAGCCCAAGCATTGCGTCGCGGCTGGCCAGAAATAGGCCAAGACCCTACGGCAGAGGAAATGGAAGGCAAGGCTTTTGATATGGCTAAAGATGTTAGTTATGCAAATGGCGGGCATGACATTGGCCTTGTCGAATCATCCCGCCCAACCCTTGAGTTATATGCGGACGAAAAATTCAACAAAAAATTCTCAAACTGGCAGGCGCAAATCTCAAGCGGCGAGCGCACTGCGCAGGATGTGATTGCAACAATTTCAAGTCGCTTCGAAATGACCAGCGAACAAATTAATAAAATTGAAAGCGTGGAGATAGCCCAATGAAAAAACTAAATTTAGTTCAAGGTAGAGAGCAGTGGAAAGCGGTTCGTAATAAATTTTATCGCACCGCCTCCAGCGCCAGCATGATGATGTCATCGCATAGCAATGTAACGCGCGACGAACTTCTTCACATGAAAGCTACTGGCACCGAGCAAGAGTTCTCTGATTTTGTTCATAAATACGTTCTTGATAAAGGCCACGAAGTAGAAGCAAATGCGCGTCCATTCATGGAGCAGAAAATCGCGGATTGGTTTTTTGATGGTGACACCGATGACGCAATGCTTTATCAGGTTACCGCTACTGATGATGAAGAATACCTACTAGGCAGCACTGACGGCCTCACCGATTGCGGTACGGTTGGCTGGGAGTGTAAGCAGTGGAATGAATCAAAGGCTGCGGACGTTGAGGCTGGCATACTCCCTGAGTGCGATAAGTGGCAAGTTATTCAGTCGCTTGTTATTACTCGCGCAAAATATTGGGTCTACACGGTTACCGATGGCACACCAGAGAAAGAAGTTAGCATGGTGGTTTCTCTGACGGACGCCGACGAAAAGGCACTGATGGCCGGTTGGAAGCAATTCGACGAAGACCTTGCAAACTACGAAGTCAAGGAAGCCAAGCCGGTCGCGATTGCCGAAGCTATCCCATCACTTCCAGCGCTTAATATTGAATTGTTTGGCGAGGTAAAGGGCAGCAACCTTCCCTCTTTCGCAACCAGCGCCAAGCAAGTTATCGAAAGCATTAAGACTGACTTGGTTACAGATCAAGACTTTGCTGACTCGGAAGCCATTGTTAAGTTCCTAAAGTCAGGCGAACAGCAATTAGCTGAAGCTAAAAAGACTGCACTTTCTAAAACGGAAAGTATTGAGGCCCTATTTCGCGCCGTGGATGACTTAAGTGAAACCATGCGCCAGAAGCGCCTCACTCTTGAAAAGCTGGTCAAGGCTGAAAAAGAAAATAAGCGTAACGCAATTTTTTCTGCCGCCAAGCAAGAGCTAACCGACCACATCCAGAAAGTAAACGCTTCGTTCTCAATTCGAGTCGCTCTGCCAGATATTACTACCGATTTTACCGGTGCAATGAAGGGTAAGAAATTACTTTCGAACATGCAGTCGGCGGTTAACGACGTGCTGGCCAAGGCAAAAATCGAAGCAAATCAGTGGGCTGAAAAAATTACCGCGAATATCAACGCTTACGCAGAGGCCGTGAAAGAAGAGTATCGCGCCCTCCTCTTCCCTGACCTGCCAACTTTGATCCTTAAAGATCAAGACGACTTCATTGCATACGTTAATAACCGCATTGCTATGCACGAGCAGCAAATTCGCGAACGCGAAGAGCTGGCCCGCAAGCAAGCCGAAGAATCTGCTCGCTTAAAGGCTGAGGCTGACGAAGCTACACGATTAGAAGCCGAAGCCCGCCGCATTGCTCAAGATGCGCAAGATGCGCAGCGTATGGCCGAAGCTGAAGCTCTGGCCAAGAACTACGCTCCAGCCCTCGCAGACATTCCACTCACCACGGGCGCTGCAATGAAAGCCGCTGCGCAAAGTAACGATCAAGTGACGCTGTTCGATGCTCTGACTCAGTTCTGCAATGAGCGCGGACTTAACGAATCAACCTGCAATGACTTAATTTCGCTTGTTGGTAGTTACACAAGCCTAAATCAGAAAGCTGCATAAGGAATTTAATGATGCTTATTTTAACCCGCCGTGTAGGTGAAACGCTGATGATTGGCGATGAAATTACCGTCACTGTCTTAGGCGCGAAAGGCAATCAGGTGCGTATTGGTATCAACGCACCGAAGGATACGCCGGTTCACCGTGAAGAGATTTACCAGCGCATTCAGCGTGAAAAAAACGGCCCTGAATCGGGCAATAAATAACGGCACCCGCCTCCGGTTTGCGGCACCGGGTATCAGCAGGATGCTGGTAGACGCCGCGCAAATTTATTAAATCGGAGATAGATATGAAGCCAGTAATCTTTTACGACACAGAAACAACAGGACTTCCAGAATGGCAGGTGCCTTCTGATCACGAAAGCCAGCCACATCTTGTTCAGGTTGGTGCAATTGTGTGTGATATCGAAACCGGAAAAGTCATCAATACTCTTGATGTGATTATCAAGCCTGATGGTTGGGTTATTCCTGACGAAGTGGCTGCAATTCACGGCATTACAACCGAATACGCATTACAGGTCGGCATTAGTGAAGAGCAGGCAATTAAGACTCTTATTGAAATGACAGGCGATTTTGAGCGCTGCGCCTATAACAAAACCTTCGACCAGCGAATTATTCGTATCGGATTGAAGCGCTACTTCTCTGAAGCTGAGCAAGAAAAATGGGGCGACAAGGATAACCATCATTGCGCTATGCGAATGGCACAAAAAGCAATGGGCGGGAAAAATCCAAAGCTAGTAGATGCCTACAAGTTTTTCACCGGCGAGGAGCTAGAGGATGCCCACACGGCTATGGCCGACGCCAAAGCATGTATGGATGTCTATTTGGCAATAAACAAGTAGCCCTAAGCGCAGGTTTCGCCAGCCCCTTTATTGGGGCTTTCTGGGTAGAAAAATATGGAAATGGAAATAGGGCCGAGTTATGAAAATCGCTAAACCGAACGAAAAAGATCTTAAGGGTGCCGCTGACTTGCTGCACATTCTTTCGTCAATCGCACAAGGTTACATGCCTGATGGCATGGAAGCAGTGCAAGAAGGTGTTGAGTTATTCGATCTTGACGATAGCGCAGACTGCAAGATGGTTTTTAAAGCGCTAATTGAAATCGAAAACGGCTGCAATTTACAGCGTGTCGTGTGGGGTATGGAAACTTTAATGGACTCTGAAAATAGCGTCATAGATCAAGAATCCGAGACG